TGGAGTTCAGCGTGACTGAAATGAGAATGTACAACATGACTATCAATGTTACAGTCACTGGAGTCAGAGCGGTATGCGTGAATGCGGGCGTGTTTTATGCGTATGCCGTCAGGTTTAACGTCCCGGCGAACTCCAATTCGAGCTGCATTAACGTATACAACGGAAGTTCTGCATTCCTGATGAACTGCATTCTCAATAGCGGCACTGGCTCGTCAACAGGCGCGTGCATTTACGGCAACCAAGCGATGATGATTAAAGCTATCAACTGTACGAGTGAAAGAACGGTCGCAACGGCGTTCTATGCTCACAACGGCTCGGAAATCATCTACTCAGACACGATAACGGCAACCACAAAAACCAAAGAGACGTACTACGGCAAATGCACTGTTAGGGCGGCTGAACCGAACACGGTTTTGTGGACTGGCGTTTTGTTCATGAACGCAAACCACACTGTCACGCCAACAAAGAAACTCTCTGATTGCCAAAACGGATGGATGTTGTTGTGGTCGGACTACGACGAGGATGGGAAAGTGGCACAAGACGCTGACTTCGTTACGACCATTATTCCCAAAAAGAAGCCGAACGGCGGAACATGGGACGGAAAAACGTTCCACTGCGATGTTCCGAGGTATTACGGTAGCAACACAAGCGATGTAGATACAGAAAGAAGAGTCATAAAAACGCTGAATATCTACAACGACAAGATCGTCGGACACGTTGTAAACGATAAAGACGAGCGAACCGACGTTGTTCTCCGTGCGGTATACGAGATATAATGCCAAAAAGCAAGCGGATTGAAACGAGCAAGCTAATTCTCATTGTGTCATATGCAATGGCGGTCATTTTGACCGCCATTGTTGTTTATGGCGCGTTTGCTGATTGCGATATGTCGAACGTTGTCCAGCTTGCTTTAGCGGCATGGGCAGAAGTAGCGGCGACCAATGTCTTCTATTACCGCAAAGCCGGTCGCGAAAACGTGCTGAAAATAGTCAAAGGTTTGCCGAAAGAAACACAGGAACAAATCGATCTCAACCAAATACTGAATAAGGATTGAAGGAGTGGTAAATCATGGTAGACATAACACCAATCATAAACGCTGTAATCGCGTTAATCGCAACACTTATCACGGTATTCGCTATCCCTTATCTCAAGGGCAAAATCTCCGAGCAAAAGCGGAAACGCATAAGGAGTATATCGACACAGCAGTGCAAGCGGCTGAAAAGCTATTCCCGACCGTAGACGGCGAGAAGTTAGGCAAAGAGAAGCTGAACTATGTTGCCGAATGCCTTAAGGATAAAGGAGTATCGTTCGATGTGGACGACGTTTACGACGACGTGCGCATTATGATTGAAGCGGCTGTGAATGAGTTTTGCGGGTGAGAGCGCATAGATAAATACAAGCACGTGTATTCAACTACAAGAGGGGTTAATAGTTAACTACAGACCCCTCTTGTAGTTAACTACAAACCAAATAATCCATCTATTAAAAATACTCATCTACAAAAAATGATATTAAAGAAAGAAGCTCCCGCAACCGGGGGCTTTTTTCGTGAAAGGAGACGGCAATAATGGCACTCAAAGGAATCGACGTATCTACATTTCAAGGCAGACCGAACTGGAAGAAGGTTAAACTCGACGGTGTTGACTTTGCAATGATTAAAGCAACACAGGGGCGGTCGGAAACATCAAATATGTATTTGTTCACGGACTCCAAGTTTGCTTACAATATTAAAGCGGCAAGCGACGAAGGGATACAGTGTGGTACTTACCACTACTTCACCGCGAAAACGTCCGCTGAGGTAAAAAAAGAAGCACAATACTTTATAAATGCAATGCGTCCGTATAAGAAGTACATTTCGCTGTATGCCGCCATCGACGTTGAGAGCAAACACCTTAAGGGGTTGAGCAAAGACGAGCTGACAGGGCTTGTACTGCAATTCTGTGACTATGTACGAGCGGCAGGATATACGCCGATAGTGTATACTAATCCGGACTGGTTGAGAAACCGCCTGAATGGTATCGGGGATGAGCTTCTTTGGCTTGCATTATGGCGAGACAAGCATAGCACTCCGACAGGCTACAAGAACATGGTCATGTGGCAGTGGGGCGGTGAGAGCGTCAATGGCATAGTCGGAAAGGTTGATAGCGATTTCGGGTATTTTGATCTCCCGAGCAAATACTTCCCCAAAATAAACTATATCGGTACATCTATTGTAGACGCGCTGAGCGTTATCAAAGCACCTACGTCCTTTGCATACCGCCGCAAAATAGCGATTGCAAACGGCATATCCGGCTATATCGGCACTGCCGCGCAAAATACAAAGCTGCTGAATCTGCTCAAGCAAGGAAAACTGATAAAACCATAACGTACAAGCCCACTGGAAACAGTGGGCTTTATTTTTTTGCCCAAAGTAGGAAATTATGAAGTCGGATTTACAAAAAATTCATAAAATACTGTAGAAACTATGCCGCGAAAGTGGTATAATATATATACAGACAAGGGAAGCGGATAACCCAAACAACCGCGAAGGAGAAAGTATCATGGCAGTAGCAAGCGTTAAGTGCAAGTGTGCAACCTGTGGTAAGGAGTTCGTTTACAGCAAGACTTGCCACAACAGAAAGGAAGCAGACAGCTTCGAAGAGTGGGCAGAGGGAAGGTTCGACGAGTGTCCGGAATGTAGCAAGGCGAGATGGATAAAGGAGCGCGACGAAAAAGCGAAGGCTCTGATTGAAAAGTACAACTTCCCCGCAATAGAGGGCGTGTCCGAGAAGCAGATCGCATACGCGAATACGCTTCGTAACAGATGGCTGGGCAAGGATAGCACGAAAGAAGACTTGGAAAGGTTCAGCCGACTTCAAGAGCAAATGCACAGTGCCGACTTTGAAGACAAGTTGCAGAAACTCGCTGATAGCAAGTTCGATGGAGACACGAAAGCGGTACTCGAACGCCTGTATGAAAAGCACTGGGTACTGACCGTGTACAAAGTTTATAACGAAACCGACGCTTCAAAAATCATCGACGCACTGAAAAACGAATAAGGAGAGAATCAAAATGAGAAAAATCAACATCCAGATCGTAAACCATGAAGAGTGTGGCTATTCCGTAGTCGTGAACGGTGAGGTACTCCTTGAGTGCCTTGCCGAGGACGAAATCGAAGCAATCACGATCAAAGAGCTTGTAGAAATGCACAAGCAAAATGAAGAAGGCGAGAGATAATGCTGATCAGAGACAAGGACAGCGCAGAGGGGTACATTCACCTCTGCGCTGACAGCCACAAGTACACAAAGGAAGCACTTGCAGAACGGTTGAAGATTTACTTGCATGACATCACAGCTTATACGCTGATAGAGGGCAAAAATGGCGTAGAAGTGGTACGGATTAAGCATTGCCCATATTGCGGAGCGGAAATCAGCGCAGATAAATATGAACACTGATTTACAAAAACTTCAAAAAATACCGTAGAAATTATACCGCGAAAGTGGTATAATATATACACAAGATAAAGAGCGGCTACGAACCGCAGAAAGAGAGAAACATCATGACAGTAGCGGAAATGGTTAAGAAGTATAACATCAAGCTTGCGGACGGCGGGCGCATCGGTATCTATAATGCCAATTGCGCGAAGAAAGACAAGATGGTAGATACCATCATTGCGGCAAAGCCTGAGATCATCGCATATCTCACCGCCGAAAAGGAAGCCACGGAAAAGGCAGCCGCTGAGAGGAAAGCAAAGATAGACGCTATCGAGGGATTGAAAGAACTTGAAGCAGCGATTGCCGAACATGAGAATTATCGCTACGAGTTCAACCGCATGACGGAGGATGAGGGCAACGACGGTGTGAATCCTCCGATTCGTCCTCAAAGCGATATTGGGGAACTAAAATTGAAATACCCCCGCGCTGCCGCTTATATCAAAGCCAAAAGCTACGAATACTCGGCAAACTACGCAAAGTCGGGAGCGGGACGCAAGGCTCGTGAACGCATCATCAACGGTGAGGATTGCGAACAAGTGCTTGCCGATATGGAAAAAGAATGGTCTGACTACTGCAATGAGCATATTTGGGACTGAAAGAAGGTTGATACTATGAATAACGAGAACGTAGTAAAAGTTGCCCTTTGTGAGGGCAGACACACCATGCCAGATGGCGTGGTCGGGAGCATTTTCCCGAATACGGTCGACCCGACCGACCTCAAGATTCTCGACGAGATTGCCGAGAAATTTGTCGAGGGCAACATCGGCAAAGACCTTGAGGTTTATGTGACAGGGCTTACCGTGGCTCTGGTAGCCGTCATCAAGGCTTGTCAGGGCAAGGCGGTTTCCCTTACGCTTTACCACTTCGACCGTGACACCAACGGCTACTATCCTCAGCTCGTTCAGTCTTTCCCTCACATTTGTCCTTTCTGTGGAGCAGTTTCCACTGGTTGGTTCTGCTCAAATTGTGGGGCATCCTGATTGCCCCACAAAATGCAAAATATGAACGCTAATTTACAAAAACTTCAAAAAATACTGTAGAAATCATACCGCCAAAGTGGTATAATATATACATCAAGAGGAAAGCATGAAGCCGCAAAGAAGTGCAGAAAGAGATAAAAAATGAAGAACAGCGAAATCGAAATGATCTGCATTGAAGATTTGGCCGACCTTAAATTGTTGAGAACCCATTGCATATATGCCGATGAGTTTGAAAACTTGCCGAAAGAACGGCAGACCGAAATTTACGAATATTGTCAGATTTATGCGAACGTTGATTATTGCAGAGAGAACCTCAAGCAAATCAGATATGCGGCGACGAAATTATATTTCGGAATCGGATTCTGAAACGCAGAGTGACGGAGCGAAAGCTCCGGTAATGCAGTTGGGCAGACGGTCACAAACTCCGATAGCCGGAAAGAAAGGTTTATAAAAATGAAATTAACTCCTTTTATGAAAGAACTTCAAAACGCAACGCTCGCACTGATGGCAGAATGGCAAGAGCTTCACCCCGAATGGGAAATCTCTCATAAGAATGCAAAGAATATTCCCGATTGGGTATTTGAAGAGCGCATGGAATTCATCAACAATGGGTTGAGAGCGCAAGGCTTTTGCGAATAATGCAGAGCGACCGCCGAAAGGCGGGTAATGCAGTACCGGGGACGGTAGCGAGTCGCAACTCTCGCAGGAAGGGTAATACATATGGCAATAAGATTTTACGACGGCACTATCAAATATGAGGGGTGTGTGTTCGACATCTACGAACATAACGGTTATCATGACAGCGACTTTTACGCAATGTGTGTGAACCTTGAAACAGGCAAAATCGACAAGGTTGAATATGACACCACAAGATGCGCTGGCAATGGCGACGCATGGGCTGACTTAACAGAAGCAAATTTCAGGGCATTCAAGAGAATGACGTACTTAGAGCAGATTAAGAGCGACATAGGGGAAGACAAAGAAAGAGCTAATGAAGTCGTCAATGGTAGGCGAGTCGAGGTCATAAAGGGGCGAAAGTTCCCGATAGGCACGCAAGGAACGGTCTTCTGGATAGGTGATGACAGATACGGAAAAAAGACGATAGGAATGAAAACCGATGATTGCGAAAAGTATTTTCTCAGCTTTTGGAATGTGAAGGTGGTAAACCCCGAGCAGTATATGCACACAGCGCAAGAATTAATCAAAATACGCAAAAAATCCAGAAGCGAATGCTACCTTAGAGGTAAAAAGAGATTTCAGTGGTAAGCAGAGTGACTGACCGTCGAGAGACGGGCGGTTAATGCACACGGCGAAAGCCGTCCGGTCACAAGCCCGGAGAAGGAGAGAACATGGAATTTATAGCATACGCAAGGATCAAGTACGATGAAACAGACCCTGTTATCTTATGGACGAGTGAACCATATGCCGACCTATGGAATGATACCGTCCTGAAAATGATCGTTAAGACGGATTCCCGAACCAAAATGGTCAAAATGGACGATGATGGCATGATTTCAATAACGCGCCTTGGCAAGGAACATTATCTGCGATTCGATTGGAAAAATCGCATGGTCGTCGGTGATGATCCGGACGATATTGGCGCAACGGCAACAGCCATAAATGTTGAGCCTGTAACGAGAACAGAAAACTGGATAAAGTAAATATATAGCACCGAGCCGGAGCGGTTATTCTCCGGCAGAAAGAGAGAATCAAAATGAGAATCAACGGAGAATATGCAGAACGGCTTATTAGAGAGAATCAGAGACTTGCAAAGGAAGTCAAGCAGAATCGGGCAGATATAGAGTTTTTGAAAAAGTGCCTTTACATGGCATTGAGCCAAAGAAGTGCTATCGTGCTTGGTCGAGATTTTGAAACATTGAAAGACCCAGAGTTTGAGTTTGACGAGAATATCAGTGGAGAAGCGATATTGAAGGTAAGACACAATGGCTGAATGGAAAGGCATGACAATAGAAGAATCGTTCATCAAGACTAAAACTGATAGATCAGTGCTTTTCAAAATGCCGCGATACGGCAAATACGACGGCTTCACATTCTGGCATCCCAAAAAGTTGGTGCAAACTGGATTCGGTGAAGCTGAGATCAGATACACAGACGAATTTCAATTTCGGCTGCAAAAGCGGGAAAAGGACATGAGCGGGCGGTGGGAAACAACGAATGAAGCGACGCTGACACCGGAAGAACTGCAAGCGGCATACTCCGAGGAAGAGCCGCTGATATACACACCGAAACCATTAGAGCCGGAACACGCAACGGCAGATGAGAGTTTGATAGATGATGAGTAATAATACAGAAGCACAAAAGCGGGCAATAGCAAAGCTCGGGCGGCTGAAAGTCGGAGCATTGTTCATGGCTACTGGCACAGGAAAAACGAAAACGGCACTCGATCTTATTGCGTCCAAATCGCACAAAATAGACTATGTTTTGTGGATATGTCCGTACTCGCTCAAAAACGAAATCGAAGCCGAGCGGCAAAAGTGGCATCCGGAATTGAATCTTGATGTCATAGGCTGTGAGAGTATCGGGAGTAGCGACAGAATTTATCTCGAATTGATAAAGAAGACCGAGGGGCAACGGGCGTTCATCGTAGTTGACGAGAGCTTGAAAATCAAGAATAGACACGCAAAGCGCACTGATAGAATTATCAAGTTGGGCGAACAGGCAAAGTACAAGCTCATTCTCAATGGTACTCCAATATCGAAAAACTACTGTGATATATGGGCGCAAATGCAATTCCTCAGCCCGAAAATACTCTCCATGTCATACAATCAGTTCTACAACACCTACTGCGCATACTACACGCGCGGTAGATACAAAGGACGAATAAAGAACTTCGTAAACATCCCGCACCTGATAGATAAAATATCCCCTTATGTGTTCGAAGCATCACTCGACATTGAGACACGAAAGCAATATCACGTGAAATGCTACCATACGCCAATGGACTCGTATAAGAATTACAAGGACGAAATATTTGATCAGTATTTCAATGAAGAGCGGGACGATCTCAACTTCAACGCATTCGCAATGAAGCTGCAAAAGTTCTACACGTCGCATTCTGACAGAACCGAGAAAATGAATGAGCTGATACAAGAGATAAACGATCAGGTGATAATATTCGTCCGTTTCATTGCGAGCATCCCGGAAGGAGCGCACAAGATAACCGGAGACGAAAAGGCAAAAGAACGAAAAAAATTCTCGAAGCATTCAAGCGCAAGGAATTCAATGTGCTTTACATAACATATGGTTGCGGTTCGTTCGGACTGAATCTGCAATTCTGCAAGAATATGATTTTTGCGGAGCATACATGGGATTATGCAGTGAGGGAACAAGCAGAAGCTCGGATATATCGCATGGGACAAGGTGAAGAGGTCAATTATTATGATATGATTTGCGGCGGCGTGGGACTTGAAGACCTGATATTCAGGTGCATATCGCGTAAAGGCAATATGCTCGATACGGTCAAACGCGAGATTCAAAAGCACAACGGTGGTGCAAAGGAATTCGCGAAAAGCCTGTAATTATGAACACCAATTTACAAAAACTTCAAAATATAATACAGAAATTATGCCGCGAAAGTGGTATAATATATATGTAAACAAGAGAACCCCGAAGAAAGAACCGGGGACGCGGATACAATCGCTGTCGTGGACGAGTTGAAAAGCACCGTCCAGCCGAAGCCGTCGAGAAATTGTGCAGGTGAGGTTGATAGTTGCGCTGGCTATCACATGATATGCAGGACAACGAAACGTATTAAAGAGCCGTAGACGGGTTCTCTTGAACATATAGGCAAGGCAACAAAAGAAAGAGAGAAAACACCATGATCACTACCAAAGAGCAGGAGAAAAAAGCACTCGAACAAATAAAGGCGATAATCGCAAGTCTTGGAGAGGGCAGTTACATTGCAACCGCATTCGAAGGGTGCTTAGAGGACGCTGAAAGCAACATCGAGAACGATTTTGCAGACAGCATGAAAGCACGGTATGAGAGCGCAAAAGAGGAGACTGAACACTGGTATGATATGTACATCCAAGAACACAAGGACTGGGAAGCAGCTCATGCAGCAGCTCACGAGATTGCAGAAGAAAAGGACGCAGAGATAGCAGACCTTAAAGAACAGCTCGAAAAAGCAAAAGCAAAGACACTTCTCCCCGGTAGCAGAGCATTTCTAACAATGCTTGTAACCGAACAGGAAAGTCAGGCGGCAAAGAACATGGAAAAAACGGCAAACCTCATTGCAGAACTCGCAGATAACCCTACAAGCGATGATTTCAAGCACGCAGTCAATACATACAAGACTGCAAAGACTCGCCGCGAAATGATGGCGACCATGAGAATAAAATTTGAGGAAATGAACGAAAACGAGTAAAAACAAAAACCGAGCCGGGCGGTTATTCCCGGCAGAAAGGAACACTGTGGGAAAGAAATACATAGAGAAGAATGTCTATGAAGCCACAATGGAACGCATAAAGTACATATTCAATGAGTTCGAAAATGTACTGATTGCATTCTCGGGCGGCAAAGACAGCGCGGTTTGCTTGAATTTGTGCTATGACTATGCAAAAGAACATGGTCTGCTTAGCAAGATGGCAATGTATCATCTTGACTATGAAGCACAATATCAAATGACTACAGACTTTGTAGATGAAACGTTCAAGCGATTCAGTGACATCAAACGGTTTTGGCTTTGCTTGCCTGTGGCGGCTAATTGCGGATGCAGAATGGATGCAGGAACATGGACGGTTTGGGAACGTTCGAAAAAAGAGCTATGGGTTAGAGATATGCCGACCTACGATTATGTCATAAATGAATCGAATTGCCCTTTTGAAATGTATGAGGGGCAAAAAGACTATGAAGTGCAAGACAATTTCGGAGTTTGGTATAGCCAAAAATATGGAAATACGGCTATTGTAATTGGCATAAGGACTGACGAAAGTCTGAACAGATACAGGACAATAGCCAGCCAAAGAAAGGTCAACGGATACAAAGACACAAAATACATAGTTAGCAAAAATGACATAACGCACAACGCATACCCTATTTACGACTGGCAGGTACAGGACATTTGGATATATAACGCAAAATATGAAAAGCCGTACAATAAATTGTACGATTTATATTATCAAGCCGGATTGCAAATAGATCAAATGAGGGTTGCAAATCCATTCCATAGTTGCGGAACGGAAACTCTCAAGCTGTACAAAGTGATTGACCCGAAAAACTGGGGTAGGATGGTAGGCAGAGTAAACGGTGTATGTTTTGCCGGAATATATGGTGGTACAACCGCTATGGGGTGGAAAAGTATCAAGAAACCAGACCACTTTACGTGGAAGGAATATTGTTATTTCTTGCTGAACACTCTTGATGAAAAAACCAGAAACCATTATCTCGAAAAGCTTAACACATCAATCAAGGTGTGGAAAGAAAAAGGCTGTTGCGTTAGCGATGAGACAATCAAGGAACTGGAGATGGATGGGGTTGAGTTTGAAAACAAGGGGAAAATAAAAGCACACACCGACAAGGACGTAATTGCAATAAGTGAATATTTGGACGATACAAACTGTACCAATTTCACAGAAGTACCAACATACAAGAGAATGTGTGTTTGCATCATCAAAAATGATTATTTTTGCAAATACATGGGGTTTGCACAGACAAAAGCAGAAATGTCAAAAAGAAAAACCGCAATGGAAAAATACAAGAACTTATAAGGAGAAGCAAAATGTTCAAATCACCTGTATATGAGGTAAAGGCAATCCCGGTAGAGAAGATTCAGGCTAACGCCTACAACCCGAACTCGGTTGCACCACCTGAGATGAAGCTCCTTTATCAGTCGATAAAGGAAGACGGCTATACTATGCCGATTGTATGCTACCACTTACCCGATCAGGACAAATATGAAATCGTCGACGGATTCCACCGTTACCGTACAATCCTTGAGCACAAGGATATTTACGACCGTGAGAATGGGTGCTTGCCTGTTGTCGTAATAGACAAAGACATATCGAACCGCATGGCAAGTACAATTCGTCACAACCGCGCAAGAGGTTCTCACAGCATAGAGCTTATGACAAACATCGTGGCTGAACTTGTGGAAAGCGGAATGTCTGACGCATGGATAATGAAGAATATCGGCATGGACGCAGAAGAACTTCTCAGACTGAAACAAATCAGTGGGCTTGCGGCACTCTTCAAGGATAAGGATTTCTCCACGGCATGGGAAGTTGGAGATACGAGCGAAATCGTCGGTGACTGAATGGAACGCATATATCACCATTACGAAACATGGGAAGATTACAAAAACGGAATGTATGATGAGCGCAAAGAAGGACGTGAGCAAAGAGTAAAAGAAGCGGCAAGAATTCTCGGCACAGCGGAGCTATGCACGAAAGCTATGGAGAAGGTTATACATGAGTGGACAATCAGCACCGAATATAATCTTTCCAACATAGGGCAAAACAGAAAAGCATGGTTAGGTCAAGCGGCGTGTAGTTGCTATGCAGGCATTCACGAGGACGAAACCAGAGAAGCGTGGGGACTTATGGCAGAGGAACAGAGGATTCGAGCGAACAGAATAGCACAAAGGATAATAGACCGATGGCAACGAGAACACGAAGCGGAGGAAGAAACGCAATTGACCTTTTTCGATGATTGGGGGCGTATGCTATGAAAACGCCACTCGGGATGAATGTATATGAAGCCACAAAGAAGCGGATTGAATGGACGTTTGACAATTTCAGCCGGATATACGTATGCTTTTCGGCGGGTAAGGACAGCACCGTCATGCTCCACATGGTAATGGATGAAGCGATAAAACGGCAAAGAAAAGTGGGTGTCATGCTGATCGACCTTGAAGGGCAATACAGCCGAACCATAGAACACGCAGAACGATGCCGGGAAATGTACAAGCAATATACTGAATGGTATTGGATATGCTTGCCGATTCACCTACGAAATGCGGTTTCCGTCTATGAGCCTTTTTGGATATGCTGGGATAAAGACGCGCAAAAAGATTGGATTAGACCTATGCCGAAAAACTGCATAAGCGAATACGACTATTTCCCGTTCTTCTCATATGGAATGGAGTTTGAAGAATTTGCGCCTATGTTCGGCGAATGGTACGCAAAGGGCGAGAGCTGCGCTTGCCTTGTAGGGATAAGAGCAGATGAAAGCCTGAACAGGTACAGAACGATTGCCAACCGCTATAAAACGCCAAAAGATGGGAAGATGTGGACAACAAAGGTATCTGACAACGTATACAACGTTTACCCGATATATGACTGGAAAGCTGATGACGACTGGATATATCAAGGCAAACATCCGGATAAGCCATATAACAGAATCTACGACTATATGTATTTAGCCGGGTTGACAATTTATCAGATGCGTATATGCCAACCGTATGGAGATGATCAGAAACGTGGATTGTGGCTGTTTCACGTTTTAGAGCCGAATACATGGGCGAAAGTCGTTCAGCGCGTCAACGGCGCAAACAGCGGAGCAATGTATATCCAACGAACCGGGAATATAAACGGCTATCGAAAAATCAGCAAGCCAGACGGTCACACATGGAAGAGCTTTGCAGAACTCGTAATGAAGTCTATGCCGCCCAAATCATTTGATCATTACCAAAAAATGATTGGAAAATACGTCGAGCAATGGGAAACGAATTGCTATAAAGACGGCATACCAGACGAAGCCGATTTAATGGTCGAGAAAAAGAAAGATGTTCCTTCGTGGAGAAAAGTATGCAAATGCTTATTGCGAAATGACTTTTGGCTCAGAGGGCTGGATTACTCGCAACAGAAGTCGGAGGCATATGAGCGGCTGATGGAAATATACAAAGCAAAAAAGAATGTGAATGAGAATCAAATGACGTTCTTCGAATAACCGTCAAAGCATTTGACTATACCGCAAAAGAGGTATAATATAGTAAGGGAACAATATCCCCGAAACGGAGTGATGAGCAATGTTTATCGGAAGAACGCCGAACGAACGCGCGAGTTTTATCGCAAACACAAATAGCGGCACATACAAGGGAACAACCGAAGCGGATGAAAGCTGTACCCTCACCCTGCAAAAGGGTGAGGGAATGATTATGAAGATTCAGCGCAAAGAAAAGCCAGAATGATTCGAGTGCATCGAGTATGACGGTGACGGCTGTCAGATCGGCGTATTTTACGAGCCGTACAAAGAATAAGGAGATGATTCATGTAATGACGTTACAGGAAAAGAGAAAAGAAGCAGGATATTCACAGAGCGAGTTATCGGAAGCATCAGGAATAAGCAAGCGAAGCATACAGCATATGGAGCATGGCGACAGACTGCCGGACAAAGCACAGCTTGAAACGCTATGCAAGCTCGCTATAACGCTTAAATGCCCGATTGACGACTTACTCACGCAGGACAGCACCAAAGAGCTTTACAGCAAGGCAAAAAGACTATAAACCCAAGAATAGCCCGCGCATTGTTGCGGGTTTATTCATACGATGAAAAGGCAGAATATTCTCTCTATTTGTGAACATCAATTTACAGAAAATTCAAAATATAATACAGAATTGATACCGCGAAAGTGGTATAATATATACATACAAAAGAAAAGCAAATTGCGGAGGAAACAAAGCATGGACGCAATGAAAATGATTCAAACACAGATAGAGGGAATTAAACTCGACATCAAGTACGACAACGAACGGCTCAACGAAATGGTCGAACGGTTCAAGGAGAAAGCACAGAGATATACACCAATCGACATTGTGTTATGGGACGTAGGGACTGACCATAAGAGAATCACTGAGATTTACGACAAAATCAAAAACGAGAATGAACTGCTTCGAAGATTGCAGTACATTCTTGAGAGAGCGGATGAGACTTCAACAAACGCTTGATAGAGAGCTTGTTGGAGCTTGTTGGAATAAGTGAAAATAATCAAATTCAATCAACCGAGCCGGGCGGTTATTCCCGGCAGAAAGGAAAAAACATGAGCAACATAAAAGTCGGAGATCGAGTCGTCGTGACACACGAAAACCATGAGCATTGTATGAAGATAGGAACGACCGGAACGGTCAAATACATAGCGTCAAGCATTGGAAAGGTAGCAGTCGAATTCGACAAACCGTTCGTGCATGGGTATTCATGCAATGGCACGACTGCCCCTTATAGAGGGCAGTGGATGTTTGTCTGTGATCTGAAAGTTCTCAGCGATAAGAAGAAAGTAGAAAACAAGAGCGAGTTCCACACAGGTGATCGAGTTATATATGCAAGAGAAAACAAACTCGTTGGCGTTAATATTCCAGTCGGGAGTGTGGGGACTGTTAAGGGGAATCATCCAATAGTATGCGATATATTGGCGATTGAACTTGATTCGCCGGTTACTGATGGGCATTCATGCGGAGGCATGACAGACCCACATCGTGGTCAATGGGTTAGCTCTGAAAGCCTTGATCTCTTTTCCAAAGTCTCAAACTGGAAGATTGTCATTGCCCCGGACAGAGACAAGACCACAGCAACGCTCTACAACGGCAAGAAAGCCGAAAGAAGCGCGACCGTGCAGAGATACCATAAGGACAAATACGACGTATTTACCGCCGCTGATGAAGCTGTAAAAAAGCTATTCGGCAAGCAGGAGAAGCCCGAACCGGAAAAGCCGAAGAGGTTCACCGGGAGGGCGGTTCGCAAAGCACCGATAACGGGATTTACCGTAGGGAAGATATATTCTTTCAAAGACGGATTTTGCGTTGACGATAAAGGGGCAAAACGCCCCGAGATTGTCTTCCATCGCGGAGACCCTGATGAAACCATTGAAAGGTGGATAGAGCGCGGATTCATCAAGATAAATGAATGAACCGCAAAAACGGAGGGTAACAGTGAATATCGAAACAACGCTCGAAGACCTCAATGAACTCATCGAGTTTGCAAAAGGGCACGAATGGGATTTGCCGATAACAGCGGCGGAAGACCTTGAATGGGCTTGCAAGTGTATTAAGGAGCTTCAAGGCGAAGCTGACAGATGGAAAAAGCAGTACATACAGACAAACACAGAAATGAACAGGCTATTCAATGCTCTGATAACCACACGAGAGCGGCTCAACAGAGTGCTGAAAGTGCTGTCAAACATAGACTGGGGCGATGAAGGAAATGCGGAAGCCACAGTAAAGGAAATCACAATGCAGTTGGCAACGAAGTATGACACGGAGGAACAAGAATGAATCAGGAAGAAAAGAAGTGCGAGGAATGCGCACATTATGAATTGTCGAGGGATGATTTCCCTTGCGATGAGTGCGTTCACGCATACAACGGCAATGAGGATATGTATATCCCGGAAGATAAGCCGCATATCAAGGACAGCGGAGCACGCCGAGAATTTGAAACTGGAGCTTGCCGTGATATTCAAGAAGGGAAAGGACGTTGCGATCTCTTGCCGCTTGACGTGATAGGAGAAATGTTAGACGACGATGTTCTACGGAGAATAGACAACTTCGAGAGGGATTTCAAAGTGATACATCTTTATGTATGTTTGGAACGGTTCTCCGCACAGCGAAGATGGGGCATTGACGGTGCACTTCTCGAAGTTGCGAAACATTTTGAGGAAGGCGCAAAGAAGTATGGCGAATACAACTGGCAGAAGGGACTTCCGATTCATTGCTATATTGATTCGGCAGTGCGGCACTACTTGAAATATCTCAGAGGCGACACGGATGAGCCGCATGACCGCGCGTTTGTATGGAATATTCTCTGCTGCGCGTGGACAATGAAGAACAAGCCCGAAATGAATGATCTGAGAAAACAGGAGAAAGAAAATGTGTAAGATAAGATTTTTACTCGCGTCGCTGATAGTAGCGGCAACAGCCTTTACCGGAAGCTCATGTTCAGAAGCCGATACGGTGAACTACAACATATCGCGACAGGCGGAGTATTTCGAGTGCCAACGGCGCATAACCGTTTACAACGCCCGAACGGACAATATCATCCTCGAAATGGAAGGGTGCATGAACATCTCGAACAACGAACACGGTGAACTGGTCGTGACGGATAAAACCGGAGCGAGTACGTACAAGAAGAATTACGTGTATCTCAACGAATACACGCTCTATGTGATCGAGGATATCACTGGAACGCTGACGAACCCCTATGACTACAAGATATACTTCCATACGAACGTTCTGCCGTTTGAACCGAATGTCGTAAATTGACGTTGGGGTTGCAAAATGAAAATCTACGATCATTTCAACAATGTTAAAGAGGTGAAACTTCCGGACAAGCAAATCCGGGCAATCCTTGTATGGGTATTGAGCGGAGACGAAATCACCACAGTGGTATTTGAAGACGGCTCTACATACGAAGCTTATATTCCCGACCCGATAGACGGCTCGAAACGGTTTCACGAAGGCTCGTATGTCGTGGCGTGGGACGATATCAAGAAGTGGCTCGAATTCAAACCGACACCCGGAAGCATTGCGGCGGTTGAACGGATGATAATGTTCAGCGAAAAAGGAGAACGGTATCTGAGATGATTAATGAAGACTACACCATAACCGAGGTATGCCCGCATTGCGAGAACGAAATCACAATGCAGTGGAACGTCGAATATTTCGGATATATGGCATACTGCCCTCTATGCGGGAAACGGCTCATGCTGTGTTCGGCTTGTCATGACGATACGGATTCATGCAATTACGATAGCAACAGCGATTCTTGCAAGTTCCATTGCAAAACGGATGAGCCGTTGACTATCGACGAGTTAAAGCAGATGGAAGGAAAGCCGGTATGGATTATCTCAACGGATTATTTCGGAGACTTCCGGGGAATGTGGGACATCGTAGACAGAGCAGACGAAGGAAAAATCGATTTCAGTCGTTCGTGGGATATGTACTGGGCGAACTACAATCGCAGGGACGAAGGCGGAAAATTGCTCAAGAACTCATGGGTGGCGTATCGGCAAGAACAGGAAGACAAGGAGAAATGAATATGAACCCTGCAACAATCAAGATGATGTGCGGTCTGAGAAAAGACTGTGTAGGCTGTAAGTACGAATATGAGGGTGGGAAGTGTCGACTCAATACCGTTCCGTGCTTTTGGAAGATAGACGGCATAGAGGACGAGCAATGGAAAGCATACGAAAAGCTGTCTCCGGAAGCTCAACGTGTAGTAGGCGAACTGATCAGACTGTTAGCAGAGGCGGAGAGTGAAAAGCTTGCTTGAAGTAATGAGGGACAAATGCAAGGAACACAAAGACTGCGAATACCGCGATGACAAGCGTTCCTTTCCCTATGCGTATGAATGCGAGGATTGCATGATGAGGTGTTCGCTAACGGCTGGAGATATCGAAACAACAGAGAAAGAGAGTAAGAAAATGAAAACCAAATACATAATTGAGTACAAGCTCAAAGGCGAGCCGGATAAATGGCGGTACTATCACGCCGCAGGAAACGAAGACAAGGCGTGGGAACTGATGGAAGAAGCAAAGCGACTTGAAGGGGCTTTTGAGGTCAGAATGCGTGCAAAAGTCGAGCAGTCGCATATCGTCGAGGAATGGAAGAAGGATGGCAATGGCTGAATGGATAAGCGCAGAAGACGCATTACCTTCGCCGACGTAAAACACCGTCTGCTTGACTGAGTACTGGGACTTTTCCAGAAGTGACGGGAGCTTGTTCGAAAACTACAGCGTTGAATTCGGGAAATATTATCAGGGCTATGGATGGGACGTAAAGCCGGGAAGAAAAGTGATTGCGTGGTGTGAAATTCCACCACTGCCGAAAGGAAAATTCAAATGAACTTAGTAATGATAAGCATTCATCCGAAATGGTGCGGGCTGATAGCGAGCGGTGAAAAGACGATTGAGGTCAGACGAACCCGCCCGAAGTTTGATACTTCGTTTATGTGCTACATCTACTGTACACAAGACAAAAGACTATCATTTTGGACAGGGAAAAAGTACAGCTACGCCGATGCGCAAAGCCACAATGCGTTTGACAAGTGCGGTAACGGCAAAGTCATTGGCGTGTTTACCTGCGATAAAATCTATGAACTTGCGCCACTGAACCATGCTCCGGACGACGTAGAACAGCAAGCACGTCTTTCGCAAGAGGAAATCGCGCGGTATCTGAAGGGCAAGGGATATGCTTGGCACATCACCAACGTAAAAATCTTCAACGAGCCGTGGTCTTTAGATCAGTGCCTGAGATCCAGAACAGAACATTGCGGATGGGGCGAATGCGACCTTTGCAAGTATGGATACGAAGACGAGAACGCCGAGTATGGCTATGGTTGCCGGAACGTCATCACACGACCACCGCAGTCGTGGATGTACATAGAAAAAGGAGAATTATGAACCGTAAATATTCAATCAAGAGTATTATCGCCGCAGGGCTGTTATCGGCTCTGATATGCACGGTGGTACAGCTATGCAGAGACGAAGCGAATAGCACAGTCAAAGCAACAGAAAGTGCACGATTTGAGCTGATTGACAGTTGCAATTCCGACACTTTCAGAATATACGTCGATAATGACACGGGGGTGCAGTACCTTGCATATAAACTCGGCAAATTTGGAGCGGGCATTGTTGTTATGGTTGATAGCGAAGGGAAACCGCTTATGAAAGGAGAAGGGAATGAAACAGACTAAAATCATAGCGCAGCTCAGGAGCTTGCGCGAATCGCAGGCAGACTTCGCAAGGACGAACGGCGATGAAATTTTCAAGCGCAATGTTGAAGCACTCGACGCCGCTATCGAGGCGCTGGAGCGGATCAGGTGGAGGAGAGTCGGGGATAGACCGCCGGAGGACGGCAAAGAGGTTCTTTGCTGGTACGAGTATTTCCGCTATGGCAGCTATAATCGTATGTTTCAGACATACGGGATCGGACAGTGTTATAAGAAAATGTGGTGTGGAGAAGTGGCGAACGGAATCCGCGCGCGAGTGATCGCGTGGATGCCGCTTCCCGAACCGCCGAAAAGGAGAAAATGATGGCTGAATATATTGAGCGAAGCAAGGTAATTGAACTGCTGAAAGGCACCGAAGTAAACGGCACACCGTACATGAAACGCATCGTCAAGGCGACCGTTGATCTGGCAATCGAGGCGATTTCGGATGACGTCTTCGTTGCTGACGTCGCGCCGGTCGTCCGCGGGCACTGGCTCACATGGGACGAAAAGTTTCCCGGCAACGCTGTGGGAAAGAATCTTGGAGTTTTCTGTTCAGTGTGTGGAAACCATTCGGATTATAGCTCGCCGTATTGCGCGAATTGCGGCGCGAAAATGGATGAGGGGGACGGAAATGAAAATCTTAGTTGATAAAATGCCAAAAACGGTGGAAGAATGCCTATGGGCACATCGAGACGCATGGGGGTATGTCTGCTACGCCGTTGGCAGTGGCGACTGGAGTTTGCCGGGATGCGTGGTCTATTATGGCGGCAAGTGTCCGTATCTGAAAGAGATGCCGGAGGATTACTGTTCGAATGCAAAACGGAAGCAGAATTAAGCCCTGCCCACACTGTCACGACGCATGGATGTATGTCAGCGATGGCGGCTACACTTCCGGCTATGAATCCTACGGCTACAGAATCGAATGCCGGTGCCATTGGGCTTGGAAACAGATCGGATGGCAGAAAACGGAGGAAGAAGCTATCAAGAAATGGAATAGGAAGGTGAGTGAAAACGATGGATGAATTTCGCCGAGAAGAAACACCATGCGCACGGAAAGAACACCGATGCGATCTATGCCATCAAATGATTGCTAAAGGCGAAAAGTATGTGCATATCGTGAGCAGCGACAGCGGAGATGTTTTCGACAACAAATATCACACAGGTTGTTATGATTTGGTGTGCCGATATATAACAAACGAGGGCGGCTATGTTGACGCATTTGACGAAGCAAACGTGATTGACAATATGCAAGACCGAGTTTGTTTGGATTGCGCTCATAAAGCAGAATGCGAACTGAAATACAGACAAACACCGACTTGTCCGCATATTGTTGAAAGGTATCTAAGATGAACTACAAACGCTACTGGGAGCGAAACGGAACGCGCCGACCATTCCCGCCATTATATGAAGCTGCAAAAGCATACGGTGACGAGATATATTATCCAACACCCGAATATGTCAAATCCTGCTTATGCAAGTGGTGTGGAAGTCCGATCACAAACAAACGTAGGAAATCATTTTGCTGTGATAAATGCCAATATGAATTTGCGCGAATGACAGTGTGGAATCGTGGCAGAGACGCATATTCTTTGCGGATTCTATACCGCGACAATTTCACTTGTCAGGACTGCGGAGAATTTCACGCGCACAAAAACGAATACGGAATCTACATACCGATAGATGACGGAAAACTAAACGTACATCATATAGTGCCTGTCTCAGAAGGTGGCGGTGATGAGCCAACAAATCTTGTTACGCTCTGCATAAGCTGTCATCTCAAAAGGCACGGAAAGGTAAAACATGACTGAAAACGAAAGATTACAAGAGCTGCTGTACAGGCTGCGCGAGATAATGCCGGAGATAGGCGAGAATCCTGTAGCAGATAAAATGTACGAGATTGTGTTTGAATATGCGGAAAACGCAAGCGAAGACAGCGTAGAAGTAGTAAGGTGCAAGGACTGCAAGCACAGCAGGAAGCTTGACAGGACAGACCCCTATGAGAACAGTTTCATTGACGGCTGTTTGTGGTGTATGATAGGGCGCGGAAATGGCGTTTCGCCGGAACAGTTCTGCGATTATGGAGAAAGGGTAGATGGGAATGGACGCAGTTGAATTTTTCAGGGAAAAAGAAAGAATGTGCAGGACATTCAATATGCGCTGTAAGGGATGTGAAATAGCAAATCGCATGGACGGCAACGAATCGTGCAACGATTATATCAAACGCTGCCCCGCCGAAGCTGTTGCGATTGTTGAGAAATGGAGCAAGGAGCACCCGAGGAAGACGAGACAGTCGGAGCTTTTGAAGATATTCCCGAATGTTCGTAGGTGGGACAACTTCATAGACCTCTGCCCGCAAATGATAGAAAAATTTGATTGCCCACAAAAACATGGGATGGACAATTGGAAGTCTTGTGCGGAGTGTAAGGGGCAGTATTGGAACGAGGAGGTTGAATAATGGACGCGGTTGAATTCATTAATGAAAAATACCGAATGTGCGAATGGTTAAACTACGAGTGCAGGAAGTGCAAAATAGACGCTCTGGAACATGGTCGCGCAGGATGTTGGGGCGCGATAAGGAAACATCCTGAAGAAGCCGTCGCAATTGTCGAACGGTGGGCGAAGGAGCATCCGAAGAAGACCCGGCAGAGCGAGTTTCTGAAGATGTTTCCGAGAGTGAAGATTGAACGGGACGTAATCAAGTTTTGCCCGGCAGATATTGACTCCGATTTTCAGTGTCAAGCCAAGGAGGAACTTTCTTTTTCATGCGCCACCTGCAAGAGGAAATTCTGGCTCGCGGAGGTTGACAATGACATTTGATGAGCTGTTAGAGCAGATTAAGGCTGAGGGAAATCCGCAAGAAAGACTTACAATACAGGTTGCTCAACTTAGCGCGAAAATGGCAATGGAAATGATAAAAGACTACGACATGATAAGCGTTGTGCGGTGTAAAGACTGCCGATGGTACGCACATGACAAGCTCAAAGGTGGCTTTTGCCGAATGCCCTTAAAAGCGTCAATGTGGACACCCGGATTGCCAATCGACGAGATAAAGCCGGATGATTATTGCAGCCGTGGAGAAGTGAAAGATGATGAAGATTAACCGGGATGGCGACCGATGGAATTTCGATCTGAGAACACAGAAAACAACAAACAGCGATGTCAAATGTTGGCGTTGCGGGTGCGAGTTTGATTTCAGAGAAGATGAAATCATTCGACAAGTGAGCGTGCTTCTGAGCATGAAGAGGGGAATAGTTCATTGCCCTTGTTGCGGTGAAGATGTTGAGATATGGAAAAGGCATTGGTCAAAATATGAGTAGAAAGTCGAGGGATAAGAGAAATGCCACACACAATTAGCGCATATCAATGCGATTTCTGCAATCGGACATTTTATCGTAAAGTGGACGTGCTGAACCATGAACGCGCTTGCAAGTACAATCCCGCCCGGAGAAGCTGCTATACCTGTAAGCTCTATGAGCAGAAAGAATACACCAAAATCGAACCGGGATATTTCGTTGGTGAAGAAGACCATGAAATCACCGTAAAGGGATATGTCTGTACACACCATAATAAACCGATTTTCGAGAAACCTTATTTAATAGACTGCGAAGAAGCCGACGAGATATGCGACATTTACGGCAACGTCAAAAGTGTGCCTGCTCCCGGAACGTGCTTGTGGTGGGAAGCAAAGGAGAAGAACGATGATTGAAATTACCAAACCCGGAAAAGAGCCGTACGACATTAAAAAGTTCGTTTGCCGGAATTGCGAATGTGAGTTTACAGCAGACAAGGATGATTATTTAAGGCGTTACGGTACGCGAAACATACCATCAGCAGACCCCGACCACACATATATAGCACCGTGGGAGACCACCGTTGCTATATGCCCGCATTGTGGCGATGTAGTCAAAATATTCAATATCCGAATATGCCCAGAGGAGAACATATGAAAAGAGTTATAATCAGGCTCAACGACAAGTCGTTTATCAACGTCCCCGGTGATAGCATAGATGTTCGCGACGGATTTGTATATGCGTGTAACGGCGAAAACGTTGTAGCTGTAGCCAAACTTGATAGCATAGATGTTTGCTATCTCAGCGAGAAAAAGGAGGAAACAGAAAATGCGTGAAACAGACATTGAGTATGTAGTCGGTGAACCGACGCTGACCGTGTACACGGCAGAACAGAAACACGTTCGGAAAATAAAGGAGTACATTTCCGAATACCCCGATGAGGTGAAAGTACTCAACGAAAACGACGACGGTTCAATGGTAGTCAAAATGCCCGCTTCATGGATGAGATTCCCGAAACCGCCGAAGAAAATGAACTACACTGAGGAACAGCGGCAGGAAATGGCTGAACGGCTTGCGGCTTACCGAAAGCAACAGAGCACACAGCCGGATGAGCTTCAATTATGAACACTAATTTACAAACTGTTCAAGGAAACACTGTATAATTTATCTGAATATTCTGATATAATATATATGTGCTAACAAAGAGCACACAAGCGGCATTGTATACGTCGGTTACTTCGGTCTGAAAAACCCCGGTGTGTAGGTTCGACCCCTACTCTCTCACCAAAAGTGAGAGATAGTTCAATTGGTAGAACAGGTATACGTTACTGATGTAGTTTTTATCCGCTTGTACTATGGGCAGATGATATAACGGCAATTATACATATGAAATGAAGGTTCGAGTCCTTCTCTGTCCACCAAAGCCGCATTGCATATAACAGTTACTTCGGTATGGAACGATGTGTCGCAAGTTCGATTCTTGCCGCCCCCGCCAATGGGGGGTGTAGCTCAGTTGGTAGAGCAATTGTAGTAAGATGCTGTTATAGTTTTTATCGGCTTACTTTGACTCAGTGACGCAATGGTAGCGTACATGAATTTTAATCATGAAGTTGCGGGTTCGAGTCCCGCTTGAGTCACCAATGAATCGGCATTGAATGCAACGGTTACTTCGCATAATAGTTATACCGTTACAGCTTTTTATCTGATTCATACCAAAGCGGCATTGCAAACGACGGTTACTTCTTACATAAAGAAAGATTGGTTCAATTCCAATAATGCAGGCTTCCGCATTGAAGTGCAAGGCGCACATTTCCGTTGTTAATTTTATCCGCTTGCATTGGTTATTCGGCTCAGGATGAGCAACGGCAATAGCCGTAGAGGTTGGTTCGATTCCAACAATAACCACCAATAAAAGCAGCATTGTATGTTACGGTTACTTCGGCTGTTAACCGAGAGACGTAGGTTCAACTCCTGCTAATGCCGCAATGGCATTATAGTTCAATGGGTATAGAACGCTTATATAACTGTATCAGATTTCATCTGCTTTTATACCAAAGCAAGCGCGTATTGCAATAGTCGGATACTTCGGACTTTTAATCCAAAATCGACCCGATTATTAGAACTTATCGCGCTTGCTTTTTGTTTATCGAAAGGAGAAAATTATGGCAAAATTCAACACGACTCAGACAAACAAGACCGTAAACAAGGAAGGTCACGTCGCATACAAAATGCGCGACAAAGAAAAGCTCGTTACTCAGGTTCTCACGTCCTTTATCAACGAGAAGAAATTTTACGGCGACAACACCGCAATAATGCAGGATATAATCAAGAGCGTAATTGCAACCGACCCGCAGTTCGTTGCAAATCTGGCAGTGTTCGCAAGACGTGAGTTCAATATGCGATCTGTCTCTCATGTACTGACGGCTTATCTCGCTCACGAGGTGAACGGCAAGCCGTATGTACGCAATGTGGTCAAGGCGGTAACGCTTCGCGGCGACGATGTGACAGAGATAATGGCTTGCTATCTCTCCATGTTCGGCAAGCCTGTTCCGAACTCGCTCAAGAAGGGCATAGCAGACGCAATGCAGGACTTCGACGAATATACCCTTGCAAAGTATAAGGGCGACGGAAAGAGCGTCAAAATGCGTGATCTGCTCTGTTTGTGCAGACCTACGCCGAAAAATGCGGCACAGTCCGAAATGTGGAAACGGCTTCTGAATGGCGAGCTTGAAACGCCGTACACGTGGGAGACTGAACTTTCCGCAAAGGGCAACAACAAAGAGACATGGGAAAACCTCATAGACAGCGACAAGGTCGGATATATGGCACTTCTCAGAAATCTCCGTAATATCCTCATTGCAAGTCCTTCGAATGTAAACAAGGTGCTTGATACCATTCAGAACCCCGACGCAGTAAGACGTTCAAAACAACTTCCTTTCCGCTATCTCTCGGCATACAAGGAGATCATAGGAATCGGCAGCAGTCGTGTATATGACGCGCTCGAAAACGCCGTAGAAGCGTCTATCGCAAATATGCCCAGACTGGAAGGAACAACGGTTATCGCTGTTGATACATCCGGCTCTATGGGCGACCGAATAAGCGCAAAGTCGAATGTACGTTGCTTCGAAATAGCAATGCTTCTCGGGCTTATTGCAAACAAGATTTGCGATAACAGCTATTTCTTCACGTTCAACTTCTTAATAGACACATACCGGATGAGCCATAGAAGCGGAATCCTCGAAACGGTTGCTCAGGCAAATTTCGGCGGCGGTACGGACATGGGACTTCCTTTCCAGAAAATGATTTTGGATAACATCAAAGCTGACCGAGCGATTATCATTTCGGACAATGAATGCAACGGTGGTTACAACACACCTGTTCAAACACTTGCCGACAAGTATCGCTGGAAGAGCGGCAACGACATATGGGTACACGCAATTGATCTTATGGGCTACGGCACACAGCAGTTCTGTGGTGCGAAAACAAATATTGTTGCTGGATGGAGTGAGCGGGTGTTCGAGTTCATCAAGCTTGCAGAGCAGGGAGAAGGTAGCCTTGAAAAAGCAATCGAACAGTATACATACTAATCGGCTGACGATCAGAATATCCGACTCGTTGCTTGAAGCGGTAAAGCAAGCCGCAAAGGACGATGAGATGTCAATATCAGCTTTCGTTCGGGAATTGCTGAAAAGCAAGGTAAAAGGAGAAAAACATGGACGAATTTGAAGTAAGGGACGAACTGCGTGAAAAGAGGGAAGCAATACAAGGAGACTTCGATAAGCTTGTAAATCTGCTTGCCGACATACGAGACAATTACGACAGCGGTTATGGAGAAGCCCCGAGAGCGATTGCACAAGCTTCACTTGCTGTAGCGGATTATTTCGCGAAAAAGTTTGGAATCACATGTTTTCAAGCTGGCTTTGTTATGTGGGACTTCATAAGGGATTGGAACTTTAAGAATAACAAATGCGGGCTTAAAATCATAGACTATGATGATATGCTTTATCCGCAGTATGAAGACAAATTCGAAAAGACAATCAGCAAGGAAACCTTTGCAGCTTTACAAGACGAAGCGAAAGCTGGTCTTGAAGAATCGCAGTATGGGAAACGGTTCGCTCACTATGCTGTGGTTGCACATTGGAAATCTATTGTTGACGGCAAAGTTCCGTTCGGGTACAGCATACGCGATGAAAGATAACAAAAAGGCGGGGATAACTCCCCGCCTTTATTTTTACTCCACCATGATTAGCTTTTTATTTAGCTTGCTGAAATACACCTTATAAAAAACAAATTCAGAGTGGTCATTGAAAACAATATCACTGTTGTAAATAATCAAGGCTACAACATCATGTTCTGCAATCACCTTATTTACCGCTTTGTGAAAGTTGGTGCCGTCAAAATCAAGCACTCGACTTTCAATTGAATAGCCATATCGCTTGGCGAGTGCGGCACATTGATTGTACTGCTTGTACACACTTATTTCGTTGCTCTGCTTTGTGTAAATCACGCAATTCATAGTCTGTATCCCCTTTGCATACACATTTTTATTACCTGTTAATTTTGGAGTAATACGACAACTTCGGCTGCCGTAATGAAGCGTTATACTCTAAATCCCCATGAGGGGAGACGATGAGCGTAATATCAATGCTTTCGTCGCTGACAACGATTGAATCTACAAATTTATCGAAAATGGTTTTCAACACTTCATCGTCTGTATCATCCGATATTGACAACATCTTATTCAGATAGTCTACTATCATCGAATGTGTCAAAGTCGATTTTGTCTGACGTTCAATATTGTATATTTGCTGTTCAATTTCTTGCAATTCGGTTTCTTTCTCTTTGATGTGTTCAGCAAGAAATGAATCGCTTACTATCTTCTTAGCCCTTAAATCAATCAATTCTTTCATTTCGGATTTCAAGGATGAAGACCGGGACTTTAATTGTTTCAGCTTGCTTTTTTGTTCGGTTGGGTTCTCTCCCAATATCTTTAGCATTTCATTGGCTATGCTGTAAATTGATTTCTCGTTTAATATGTGACGCTTTATTTCACGCATTGTGATTCCTTCCAAATAGTCTTTCCTGATTCTCTTGCAAGAGCAAGTGTGATAGTCTTTGCTCTGCGAACAGACGTAATATTTATAATCATATTTCTTTCCGTTTTGCGTACTGCCGGAACGAATACCGAAATAGTGACTTCCGCAATTGGCGCACTTGATTTTTCCTGTCAAGGCATAAAGGTCTTTCCTCTTTCGAGGTCTGACATCTTTTTGTCTGCTATGCCGATATTGTACCCTGTCCCATAGCTCTTTATCTATTATTGGTGGGATAATATCATGCACGACTATTGGTTCATGCCCTTGCGCACTGTATCTCAAAATACCGATGTAAAAAATCATTTCTCAGCATTCTTGCTATTGTCTGTATGCTGAAATATTTCCCGCGCCTTGTAAAAGCTCCATTGTCTTTAAGGTATGTTTGCAAGTATCTTAAAGAATAATTGTCGGCATACAGTTCAAATATCTTGTTCACGATTTTACTTTCGAATTCATCCGGAACGTACTTCTTTCTTACCTTTTTACCGTGCTGTATAACCTCTAACTTGTAACCGTATGGAACTGTACCACCCGCGAAAAATCCCTCTGATACCATTTCACGCATAGCACTCTTAACGTGGTCACTGATTACAGCACTTTGATATTCGTCAATGTTCGCCATAACGCCAATCATAAGTTGCCCGGAAGATGTTTCATCGTCAACCGTTTGAGTTACGGAAATGAGTTTAACTCCATGCTTCTTGAAAAGTTTCCGGTACTTATGGCTCTCATAAGCGTTTCTGAATATCCTGCTGTATTTGTAGACTACAACAACGTCAATCAACCCATTTTTTACGTCATGTATCAATTCATGGAATGCTTCACGTCCGGCGACTTTTGTTCCGGTAATAGCCTGATCTATATATGCTTTGGTTAGCGGCATACTGTTTTTATCCAGATATGCTTGGCACTCTGTTAGCTGATATTCAATAGAGAAACCATCGTCTTGTTTCGTGTCTGAATATCTTCCATATATCCCTGTCCTTTTGTTCATTATGTTTCTCCCTTGCTGTTTACTCTTCCATCCGCAAATACAAGCGCATTATCTCTTTGTATAAGCGTTCTCGCTCTTCTCTCGGAATATCTTCGTTCAAAAAGACGCTCTTTGCGCGGCTCAGCAGTTCAAAACTCTCATCAACTGTGGACACGCCAAAATAATCAAGTCCCACGCCATAAAATGCCGCAAAGCGGCGGAGGTCTGATAGGTGTGGGCTACGCCTTCCAACTTCGTAATTCGATATTGTTGCACGGCTAATTCCGAGCTTTTCGGATAACTCTTGCTGGGTTAGCTTTCTCCCCTTTCTCAAAGTTTTTAATTTTTCTCCAATGAAACACATTAATTACATCACCTCCCATATGAAACATCATAGCACATTCTACAATGTGTTTCAAATTGTAATCATTTTAAAGAAAATAATCAAACTAATGCAACATTTACCATTGAATGAGAAAGAAATATTCGTATAATCATATTCATAGGTCACAAAATACAGAATAATGTAACGAGGTGAAACATTTTGATAAGCGGAAGAAAACATAACATTCATGAAAGATTATCATTCGATATTACGTTGGCTGTGAGCGCAAAAAGTAAAGAAGACAAGAAAGCGTTAGCATATCAGGCACTCGGCGCGGCAGAAATAGCCGTCGAGTTTGAGCTGATTACATACATAGAGTTTGAGAAATATATACGTAGCATATTTGAGGTTTTATGAGGGCGAATGCCCTTAAAACTTATCTATAATGCGTCACTTTGTTAGCATTCATAGCAAACGTGTTGCAAACAACAGAGAGGATGAAAGCAGTGAGAACGAACTTGAAGGTACTACGAGTAAGCCGCAGAATGAATCAAGCCGAATTGGCAGAGCTGATCGGAGTGAGCCGTGCGACTTACTCCAATGTAGAGAGAGGGAAGAGAAACGGCTCGATTGAATTTTGGTCAACGCTGAAAAACACTTTTGACATAGCCGACAGCGATATGTGGCGACTGATGAGGAAGGACGGAGACGACGAATGAAACAACGCAGAATCGAAGTAAGGTTTGTAGAAAGAGACCTGATTTATGCCAGAGGTTTAGCAGAATTCTTTGCAAACAAAATGCAGAAAGAGAGCTTAAAATATGAACACGGATTTACAAAGAATTCATAAAATAATACAGAATTCATGCCGCGAAAGTGGTATAATATATACAGAACAAAAGAGAAGCCCAAAGGGCACGGAGGAAATAAAAATGACACAGTACATAGTAATCAATAACGAAACAGGCTACTACGAGGAATTTTACAACTTAGCAGCGGCAAAGAAAGCGATGAAAGAAAACAATGCAAAAGGCTCTAAATGGAAGATTTACAGCGACGGAGAAACGGTAGACTGCGGAGAAATAACGTTAAAAGGAAGTAACAAAACGTATATCGCAAATTCACCGCGAAATATGAAAAAAGCAAATTATTAAAGAACAGAAAGGGGAATCAAGCCGAGGGCGGCGGCAAAACCGCCCTCAATGCGTCACAATGAAACATTGTAAAGGAAGGTGATAATCATGCGAAACAACCCTATCGGGCTTCGCATTGCCCAACAAGCGCAAATACATAATCCACGGCTGTTGGAAACAGCGACAAGAAAAATAACAGAAAGAGGTATCAAGCAATGAAAACATACAAGGCAGTCTATGAGTTCGAGGTTCTCGATAAGCTCAGAAATGGTGTCGAGGTTCATGTTCTCGACAAGGAAAGCGGAACGACATACCGCATGAGCAAGCTCAACGTGATGAGCGTTCTCGATGCGATTGGCCACGACAACAGCGACAATCGCTATGAGTTCTGGGAAGAAATTGACGACGAGGATAACAAGACCGATGAATAACAACGAAATGATAGCTGTGAAACAGCTTCCGATAATAGAGGAACAGCTTCATCAAATCAAGGCTGATGTTCTCGCAAAAACCGAAGAAGCCCTGAGCCTTGTCTGCGCGGAAGAAACGGTGCAGACAATCAAGAAAAAGCGGGCAGAGCTTAACAAAGAGCTTGCATTCTGGGAAGACAAGCGCAAGGAAGTCAAGACGGCGGTAATGTCACCGTACAACAAGTTCGAGGCGGTTTATAAGGAGTGCATAACGGATGTATTCCGGAAAGCAGACACCGAGCTGAAAGACAAAATCAACAGTGTTGAAAACGAACTGAAAGAGCAGAAGCGGAAAGAGGTAACGGAGTATTTCGAAGAGTACCGTCAGAGCAAGAACATTGACTTTGTGACGTTCGCAAACTCCGGAATCAATGTGACACTCTCAGCAAGCCTCAAGGGCTTGAAAGAACAGGCAAAAGCGTTCCTTGACCGCATAAGCGACGACCTGAATCTGATAGATTCGCAGGAACACAAAGACGAAATCTTGTATGAATACAAGAACAGTCTGAATGTATCGGCGGCTATTACGACGGTGGTCAACCGCTTCAAGGCGATTGAAGAAGCAAAAGCAAGAGAAGAAGAACGCAAGCGTCGTGAAGAAGCGTTAAAAGAAGCGGTGACAAAGGTGGAGAAAGTCACAGAACCCTTAACGCCGCCAGTGGTTGAAACGGTCGCACCGCCAATTGTGGAAGAACCGGTGCTGACACTCAGATTCACCGTCAAAGCAACAAGAACGAAATTGAAGGAATTAAAGGAATTCCTTGAAAGGAACGGCTACATCTATGAATAAGTACGAAAAGTTACTCGCTATTCAGTCAGAACTGAAAGCGCCCAAAGGACAGTACAATAAATTCGGAAACTACAATTACCGGAGTTGCGAGGACATTCTCGAAGCGGTTAAACCGTTAAACGTGAAGTACAAAACAACGGTTTACCTTACCGACAAGGTAATACAGATGGGAGGAAGATACTACGTTGAAGCGACGGCGCATTTTATCGACGTGGAAAGCTGCGAAAGCATAGAAATAACAGCTTATGCGAGGGAAGAAGAATCCAAGAAGGGGATGGATGGCTCGCAGGTCACGGGAGCAAGCAGTTCATACGCTCGCAAATATGCGCTGAACGGACTGTTCGACATCGACGACACAAAGGACAGCGATACCACAAACGACGGCAAGGGACAGACTCAGAAGCCCGCCGCACAGCAGCAGCCCGCACAGCAGACCGCCGCAGTGAATTACCGCAATGAGTTCATAAAGCTCTGCAAAGAGAAGGGATTCGACCCGATACAGTGTGCCGCACAGTACCGCATAACAAAGCAGACAACGCAGGAGCAGTACAAAGTAGTGTGCGAAATGCTCAAAGGCGTAGCACCGGCAGCCCCTCAAGGCGACGTGCTGTCAATGGCAGATATTCAGTAAGAAACGGTCGGGTTACGAACTGCGAATAGTTCGTAACCCGGAAGGAGGAGATGAATAATGGAATATGATGTGATTGCAACTGGAAGCTCAGGCAATGCCGTTGTGATCGGCGGGAACATTCTGGTTGACGTTGGCGTACCTTTCAAGACTCTCAGCCACGTTTACAAGAATCTGAAACTGGTATTACTCACGCATATCCATTCTGATCACTTTCAGCCGAGTACTATAAAGCGGCTTGCAGATGAACGCGCAACACTCCGGTTCGGCTGCTGCGAATGGCTTGTAATGCCGTTGGTTGAAGCAGGAGTGCCGAAGCACAGCATAGACGTTTATGAGATTGACAAAACATATGACTATGGAACATTCAAGATAAGCCCTATTCGGCTATGTCACAACGTCCCACAATGCGGTTATCGGATATTCATGGGTAACGAGAAAGCACTCTATGCGACGGATACAGCCAATCTGGACGGCATAGAAGCAAGCGATTATGATTTGTACCTCATAGAGGGAAATTACACTGAGGAAGACCTACAGGAACGCATAAACGCCAAACTGGAAACGGGCGAATACTGTTACGAGCTGAATGTGGCAAACAGGCATTTGAGCAAAGAGCAAGCAGAAGAGTTTTTGCTTGAAAACATGGGTGAGAATAGCCGCTATGAGTATTTGCATGGTCACAGAGAAAAAAGTGAAAGGGAGAACGAAAATGTTCAGCAAGAAGACGTATAACATCAAGTACAACGCAAAAAGAAGAAAATCACGCTATGACGCAGAGTTCAATGAGACGCACGAACTTCTTGCGTCTGAGAATACGAACGTATGCCTTGAATACGACACTTGCAAAGAAGCAAAGAATGCGTATCAGCAACTGTTCAAGTATGTAAAGGACGCACGTCAACCGCTCAGGGTGAGCATACACAACAAAACCAATGTCGTAATTAGAAAGGAGAGTAATTGATGTGTCGGTTTGTTGGCAAATGGAAAGGAGGTGATTAAGTGGACTATCAAGGCAAGGTACTGAAAGCACTGTATCGGATAGTCGAGCTACTGGAAACCCCCAAAAAGCAGAACGACCGTATCATACGGACGTTGGAAACTATCAATGAAATCAATGCAGACGCGCACGGCTATGTGTTGAAAGATGAGGACGAAAACAATGAACGAACTGACAGGGAAGATTGAATCGCTCAATATCGACTTTTTGACAGGCAAAGCAAAATTGACTTTAGAGATCAACGAGAAGCCGATGGTCAAGCAATTGTACGATGAACTGAATCAGTGCGAGAAGCTGTCAATCAAGATAGGCAAATACAGAAAAAAGCGGTCGCTTGACGCTAACGCCTACTGCTGGACGCTTATGGACAAGCTCGCCGAAAAGTTAAACACAACGAAAGAAGAAATATACCGAAACGCGATAAAGGAAATCGGCGGCGTGTCTGAAACAGTATGTGTGAAAGATGAGGCGGTTGAATGCCTATGCGATAAGTGGTCGCAAAACGGACTCGGATGGCAGACCGATACATTTCAGAGCAAAATTGAGGGCTGTACAAACGTGATTCTTTATTACGGCAGTAGTACATATGATACCGCTCAAATGAGCCGTTTGATAGAGAACATCATTCAGGACTGTGAAGCGGTCGGAATCGAAACAAAGACGGATGAAGAGATAGCGAATATGCTATCGCTGTGGGAATCAGCAAGATAGGAGAAACACAATGTATAAGTATTATGTGGTCTATGCGGTAACACGAGTGCCAAATGTGACGGCGGTTGCCACTGCATACCTGACGACGAAAAAGAAGGTCGACTCTTTTGAAGCTATAGATGCCATAAAAAGGGACTTGAAATCAAAAGACCCGATAATAACAGACATAGTGGTGATAAATTTCATACTGCTGAAAGAAGGGGAATAAGCCATTATGGTAACAGATTTCACTATCGGCGGCAAATGCTCAAGCTGTGGTCAATGTTGTAGCGACCTTCTCCCGATGAGCAACAAGGAAATCAAGGCAATAAAAGCATATGTCAAGGAACACAACATCAAGGAACAGCGGCACAATTACCTGACCGGAGTTGACATGACATGCCCATTTCGCGATGAAGCAAACAGGAAGTGTCTGATCTACAGCATACGACCGTGGATTTGCAGACAGTTCATGTGCAACCACACGCAACGCGATATCGAGAACGCGAAGATCAAAGCGCATGAGAAATACCGACCTGTTTTTATGCGGGCTGAATTTTTCGGGAACAAGGAAGATGAGAATTTGCAGACCGATCTTCTTAAAGCCTATGCGGCAGATTGGAGGCGATGAAATGGCTAAATCTATCGTGCAGAGCGACAAAACCCACTGCTATATATGCGAAAGGAACGGACGCGCTGACCCACTTGATTGCCACCATTAGCACGTTTTCTTTGGAACGGCAAACCGGAGCAAGAGCGAGCAGTACGGATTGAAAGTGTACATATGCCACAATCGCTGCCATATCTTCGGCGAAAATGCAGTTCATAAGAACGCTGAAATATGTCGCGCATTACAAGCAAAAGTGCAGAGGATTGCTATGAAACACTATGGATGGAGTGTAGAAGACTTTATTGCGATTTTCGGTCGCAGCTACATATAGGAGAGTGATAGCATGAGCGAACTGAATTCTCGCCAATGGGCATTATACCGATACCTCAAAGAGCGCGGAAATCAGTGGACAAAGCAGGAAGAGATAGCTACCGCATTGCCGGAATGGTACTGCCAGATTGATAGCGACAATTTCCACAGTACGAAGGCAAGGCGCATCATGAGCAAAGACATCATGGCGATAAACAGCAGCACAGTCGTTCAGAAGATCATTATCAGCAACACAAAGTACGGAATCAAGCTTGCAACTGAGGATGAATGGAAACAGGCTATAAAACGTGAATACGTGAGTGTTTTCAAGAAGCTCAAGCGGATAAGACACAAAGAACACAAAGGCTACCTTGACGGACAAATCCGGCTTGTATTCCGATCAGAGCGAGACGTGATTGAAGCGTTTCTCAGAGAAGAATGAATCTATAGTTTCTCTCTTTCTGTGTGTAATTATGAATATCAATTTACAAAATCTTCAAAAAATAACATAGAACCTATACCGCGAAAGTGGTATAATATATATGTAAATAAGAAAGCCGCAAGGCAAGAAAGAGAGAAACACAATGAAATGGTTCACCAATCCGCAAACCCTCGAAGAGCTTAAAAAGCAGTACAAGCAGCTTGCAATGAAGCACCATCCCGATCTCGGTGGTAGCGATGCCGAAATGAAGGAAATCAACGCCGAATACGACAAGCTGTTCGAACGGCTCAAGAATGTACGCCAGAACGCAAGCGGTGAAACGTACTTCGCCAAAGAGGAAACGACCGAGACCCCCGAACAGTTCCGCGAAATCGTAAACCGTTTGATTACCCTTGAAGGAATCATCATTGAGGTGTGCGGTTCATGGCTCTGGGTGAGCGGAAACACAAAGCAGTACCGTGAAGCATTGAAAGAGCTTCATTTCAGATGGAGCAAAAACAAGTGTGCATGGTATTTCCACAACGAAGGTTATCACAAAATCGGCAAGAAGACATTCACAATGGACGAAATTCGTACCATGTGGGGAAGTGAGACAATCGAATCAAAACGCAATAACAAGCTGAACGCAGCAATGGCGTAAACAAACAGCCGAGCGGGAGCGGCTAAATTCTCCCGCAGAAAGGCGACATAGTATGGGAAAAATGCAAGTTTGCGAAGGTGACTTAGTGGAGATGACAGCCCCGATAGTCGGAACGCCAATTCCGGCAGGGGCAAGAGGGCATATAATGTCACGATGGTCAAAGGAGGGAAAAACATGGATAGTTGATTTCCACAACTGCTACGGTGAAACACCGTGGGAGATACCGGAATCCAAATTCCGAAAAGTCATAGAGCCGGGATAATTCCGGCAGAAAGGATGTGCGTATGAAAACGATAGAAGACGAGTGCGTGGGATGCCCGCCCGAGATAGGATGTCTCGGTAGTAGTTGTCCCTACAAAGACGTAGCGCATTATTACTGTGATAACTGCGGAGAGGAAACACAGCTCTATTACTATGATGACAAAGAGCTGTGCATAGATTGTATTGAAAAAACACTTGAAAAAGTAGAAGAATGAGGTAAAACAATATGCTGAACAGAGCCATTTTAATGGGAAGACTTACAGCCGCTCCCGAACTGAAAACGTTCCCGGATGGAACATTCACAACGTCGTTCTCGATTGCGGTAGAACGAGACTACAAGACACAGGCAGGGGAAAGACCGACGGACTTTATCAACATCGTAGCTCATAAGAAGCTGGCGGAGATGATATGCAAATACTTCGGTAAAGGCAACCTGATCTGCATTGAAGGAAGTATCAATGTGCGGAACTATACCGCGAAGGATGGAACGAAGCGGTACGTCACTGAGGTGGTTGCTTCAAAAGCACACTTTACAGGCGAAAAAAGAGCCGAACAGACGCAGGAAGGCAATCAGTCTACTTCTTATATGCCCCCCTCCTATACCGCACCTATAAGCGCTCCAGAGCCTACCACAGCTCCAATGTTTGAGACGCTTGAGGACGGGGAAGAATTGCCCTTCTAAAGAATAAGGCTGAATGAAAGTTGTCCTATCTGACTTACCGGGGAGAAAGAGAGAACATCATGAACAAGGTACTCAGCATACTCAACGCACTGTTATCAGCCGCCGTTGCGGCGGTGGGAATTTTCGCTATCGTAACTGTTTACAAAGACGACGAGCCGTCAATCATCGAGACCGCACCGGTCAAGCAAGAACAGCGGTCACACATTGACGAAGACAAATCGACGATAGAAAAAATCTTAAAGATCGATAGCAAGAAAAGCACTGCGGACGATGATAGCACGACAATCGGGAAGAGAAATGCGAAAAAGAGCGCAAAATCGTACATAAGCGCATTAGCACTCTCACGCACTCAGATGATTGAACAGCTTGAGTTCGAAGGGTATACGACCGAAGAAGCTACATACGGAGCAGACAATTGCGGGGCTGACTGGAATGTAGAAGCGGCAGAATGCGCTGAGAACCTGCTTGACGTGATGGGAATGTCGAGATCACAGCTTGCGGAACAGCTTGAGTTTGTCGGGTTTACAGACGAACAGATAGAGTATGCACTTGAGAAGGTCGGATATTAACTCTTTCGATGTGCCATAACGACACATTTAACAGACTATTTACAACAAATTGTAGAAAATTTAATATTATTCTGGTATAATTATATCAGAAGGTTGTAGCCGGAAGTTGCGGTCTGACTACGACTTACGAATAGCTGCAACCTTTAGCCTTTGGGATATTCCGAGCCGCAACCTCGGGGTATTCTGGAGGCTTTTATATTTAGGACGGGAATTATGAAATTCGATGAAAAAGCAGATGGAATAATTGAATTTGAAATGCCACAGCAATCATTCATCTATTTTCTCATGAAGAATGGCGAAGTGGCATATGTAGGCAAAACAAAACTGGGGTTAGGAAGACCATTCCAACATTCGGTAGACAAGGCTTTTGATCACGTGAAAATACTGCCTTGCGATGAGTCGGAACTTGATGAGTTGGAAAGCTTTTATATAGCAAAATACAAACCTGAGTATAACAAATATATGGGAGCAGAGTCGTACTATAGACTGCCTGTATCCAAGCGCAAAGCAAGAGAAGCCGGTTGTAACGATTATACCGTCTGGGCGTTGAAAAAGGACGCAAAGCGTTTAGGAATCGAACTCGAAAATTTTAATGGTCGTGTGTATATCGATAAAAATGACTTGAATGAAATACTACGGTCATACAAAAGAGAGGGCAAAAAGTGAAATATTCAATAAATGGGTTCAGTCAAGAAGCTGCCGTCACATTTAGAAAAACGATAAGCGACAAAAAAGGCAAAACAAAAGAGATAAAGCTCGATTGCACCGATTTGCAAATTCTACGGTGGATTGTGGACTTTTACCCCAATATGAGGAAGACAGAAATCAATGGTCTTCTATATGTGTGGGTATCGTATAAGAACATGATTGAAGACTTGCCGCTACTTGATATAAAAAAGCAAGCACTTGCCGACAGGCTTCAAAAGATGTGCGAATTCGAGATATTAGAACGTACCATTGTTAGAGAAGGCGGCACATATTCATACTATAGGTTTGGAAAAATGTACGGAAAGCTGATTGATACCAAATATAAAAACAAGGATAAGGAACAAGAAGCCGAGTATTCAACTACAAGAGAGTGTGGTAGTCAACTACAAGAGGGCGAGTATTCAACTACAGAGCAAATAAATCCTTCTACTAAATACTCATCCACTAAAAATAATACTAAAGAAAGAAAGAAAGAATCCCCTGCGGCAGACACATACGACAGCATTATCAACAACGCAACAGAGGACGAAGAACTCCGGGAGCTGTACCGCGAATATATCAAAATGCGGAAGCTCAACAAATCGCCGATGACTAACAGAGCGTTGAAAATGCTGATAGGCAAAGTCAAGGAGTTAGAGCCAAACAGCATAGATCGGCAAAAGCAGATGCTTGAAACGGCAATCATGCACAACTGGAAATCAGTGTATCCGCTCAAAGATCAGGCAAACGGCTATGCACCACCTCAAGGCAATCAATACGGCGCACGAAGAGAAGTGATTAATGGCAAGGAATATGAGGTGAAAAATGGAAAGTACTATATCCCAAACGGCTGTAATGTAGCCGTAGACCCATTTGCGGAAGACGATCTTGCATTTTTGAAATAAGCGAGGGCAGACCATGAACTTAGCAGAGACAATTGACGGAATTATCGAGCAGGGGAAGCTCAGCATAAAGGCGAATGAGGGGGACTACATCGGGGAAGACGGATTGCTTTATTGCGGTAATTGTCACACGAAGAAACAGACAGAGGTGAATATTTTCGGAGCTGTACGCCGTCCTATGTGCCTGTGCAAATGTATGACGGAGAAGCGCGACGCAGAGGAAGCGGCAATGAAGCGAGAGGAATTCGAGAGACGGACGAAAGAATACCGCAAAACCGGATTTCCTGAAAGTGATATGCAGAACTGGACGTTCGAGAATGACGATATGGCAAATGAGCGCATAACAAAAGCAATGCGGAATTACGTTGACAATTTCGCGGAGTTGAAGAAGCACGGCAAGGGACTTCTGCTTTATGGAAGTATCGGCAAAGGGAAAACATATGCGGCGTGTGAAGTGGCAAATGCGCTGATAGACAAAGGGTATCCGGTGCTTGTTACGAACTTTGCAAGGCTGACGAATACCATACAGGGGAAGTTCGAAGGCAAGCAGGAATACATAGACAGCCTCAATCAGTTCCAATTGCTTGTGATAGATGACCTTGGGGCTGAGAGAAAGAGCGAGTATATGCAGGAGATTGTATATAACATTATCGACAGCCGATACCGCGCAGGATTGCCGTTTATTATCACAACAAACATGACGATAGAGGAAATCAAAACGCCGACGGACATCGGCAATGCACGAATCTATGACCGCATAATCGAACGGTGTTTCCCGATTGAAGTGAACGGTAAGAACAGACGGCGAAAAAAGGTTATAGCCGAATACGATGAGATGAAGAAGCTACTTGGTCTTGATGAAAAAGAGGAATGATATGAAGCAGAACGAAATATTAAGGCAGAAGATTAGAAAGCAGGAACGGTTAGGGCTTATCTTGAGAAAGTATTGCAAATCGCATGAAACGTGCAAGGGATGCAAGTTCGACCATTTCGACGCATGGTGCTACAAAGACGAGACCGCAAAAACATTACCGCTTGAAGAACTCGAAGCGGCAATGGAAGAAATATCATGAGAGGTACATAACATGAAAAGGATTATCAAGCCCGGCAAGATAGAGGATACGACGAGACGGTTCAAGTGCCCTTACTGTGGGTGCGTGTTCGACGCAGACGAAGACGATTATATCCTTTCTCAGGACACTCACAACGACTTCACGCTCGAATCAGAGTGCCCAACGTGTAACGCGACAGTAGTCATAGAGGAAGAGTAACCATGAAAGAAATAACACGTTGCGATGAATGTAAGTACTATAGGAAATCTCTTTGGGAAAAAGGGAAGATCAATCCGGAAGCATGGTGCATTGCACCGAGAGACCTCATGAGGTGGCTTGATATTCCGATGCCAATAAATGAGTCACTGAAAGCGGAAGTATGGGAAAGACAATGCCCATATTACGAGCCAAAGGAGAACATATGAAAGCACGATACGGAATGTCTTCTCAAAGCAATGCCGCTATGAAGAAAGAAATTCGGCGACAAATCATAGAGCAAGAGAAAGCATATATGCGAGGGCTTGACACTATGATTCTATGGGCGCTTCATGTTGAATTCGGGTTTGGCAAAGGACGCTTAGAGCGAGCCTATAAAGCAATTGGCAGAGAATACGAGGAAATGCGGCGGTTCTTCGAGAGTGACGACACATTTCCGGCAGAATACAAGCTGAAAGAAATCGGCGTAGATATGGAGAAACTGAGAGATGAGGATTAGCTATAACCCAATAAAATTCCCGCTTCCGAATCGTGTAAAGGGGCACGAAGAACCTGTCAGGCGCGACGCAGGGCTTGCGAATATCTGCTTGAACTGCACGAAGAAAAAATGTGGAGGAACTTGTAGCGAATACAAGAGAAAGGCGAAGGAAATCAATGATGCTCACAATGAATGACGAGCAATGGGAATCCGCCATACGGAACTCTCAACGAGCGAGCTATAGACAAACGAGTAACGGACGATTCGAAGCGTTTTGCTCTAATCACTGCAAGTATGTTTATTTAGGTACACACGATACAGTTTCTGATGCACAAGAAGCCGCTATCAGCTATCGTCTGAACCGTTTTCGCACAAACGTTGAGAAATATGGGCTTAACCCAAGTCACGGAGTTGTCTTCATGGATGATTACGTGGCGTTCCGAAACGGAATGATTTTCAATTTGCATGGCGAAACGATGATTGGCAGTGTAAACCGATGCGGCTATCGGCAAGGCATATTTCACAAACAAAACATCGAGTTTCACAGAATTATTGCTACTGCCTTTTGCCCGCACGAACCCGGCAAGGGCTATGTGAATCATAAGGACGGCGACAAATTAAACAATTCCGCTGACAACCTCGAATGGGTTACGAGAAGCGAAAACACTTTACATTCGTTCCAAACTGGGTTGCAGAAAACGATTGATGGAATTCCAATATACACAGATGATGAGAAAAATTACATTCGCGAACATTGCTTCGACAATTACAAAGAAGTTGCTTCTCATCTTAAAAGGAATCCTGAAACCGTTCGAAAATACATAGGGAGATATAGAAGGGAGTTTCGCAATGCAAATATGTGAGAACGTAAAAGTCTACGGATATGAGGAAAGCGTCAAGCGGTCGAAGTATCCGATGTCAACTAATGTTGATGAATGTACGACTCAAATTACTAAGATGACAAAGGCACTCGCCGGATGTGCTACTGGCACGGGGCATGATCAATTCTTGACTGGAATAATCGTGCAGTTCGATTTGACGTTTACAAACAAGGCGTGGGTTGAAGCCGAAAGGTATCATTTCTTCGATTTCGTTTCATCACAATCCACAATGCACAGAATAACGAAATTCGATCTCGACAAAGCGTATATCGAATATGTCGATTCGCGTTGCATAGCAATCATGAAGGAACTCGTGGCAAAGTACAACGAAGACCCTACGCCCGACAATTACTTACGAGTACTGTATACAAATCCATGCGGCTTCCGGCTTACAGCAGGGATGACAACCAATTACAGGCAACTCAAGACAATTTATCAGCAGAGGAAAGCACACCGATTGCCGGAGTGGCGTGAGTTCTGCAAGTGGATTGAGTCTCTGCCGGGCTTCAAGGAGGTGATTGGCGTATGACATATACAGCCTTAGCAGTGTTCAATATCGTATTCGCAGTGCTAATCATGGTGACGACGTTATTTGATAGGAAGTACTGGGAAGACCCGCCGATGATTGCATTGACGTTCATATGGATTGCACTCCATGTGCTTAACGCTATAGCATTGCTGATGAGGTAATAACATGAATCTCATAGAAGACAATTTGAAGCTCGTTCACATGGTAGCGCAGGAATACAAGGGGCGCGGCATTGAATATGATGATCTTGTCTCTACAGGGAACATCGGGCTTGTAAAAGCGGCGCAAACATATGACGAAAGCAAAGGATACAAGTTCTCAACATATGGTGCGTATTGCATAAGGAATCAAATAAAGATGCTGTTCAGAGATACAATCGGGAAAAAGAATGGCATAGTCATTAAGTCTTTCGACGAACCGGTTTATGGCGAAGGCGAGAAAACGAAATTTGAGGATACGATATCGGACGACAGCGAATTCGAAAAACGGTTCGAAGAGCATGAAGACCTTATCAAAGCCTTTAATGTGCTCGATGACCGTGAAAAGAGCGTAATTGATCTTGTATTCAATCACGGCAAAACGCAACAGCAAACCGGGGAAATATTAGGCTTAACACAGCCGTGGGTTGGCAGAATACAAAGAAGAGCGTTAGCCAAAATGAAAGCATTCATGCTGGGATGAATGTGTCAGTACGAAACATTATGATTGGGGGAGACGCATATCAATAAATTCACAATCCATAGGAAACTTCCTTCACTGAATGAGGTCATCCAAAAGAACAGAGCGAACAGATACGCCGGAGCACAGTTCAAGGCGGACATAGAAGAAGCTATCGGATGGGATATCAAGCAAGCACTGACGGCAGGAACGCTAAAGCCGGTTGCAACTCAGTGTATTATCAACATGATATTCTATGAGACTACTAACCGCCGGGACGTAGATAACATTCAGAGCAGTCAGAAATTCATCCTTGACGCAATGGTGAAGAACGGAATTCTCAAAGATGACAGCCGCCGGTACGTCAAGCAAATCTATCACACGATAGAAAACGGTAAAACAGATGAGGTCAAGGTCTACATAAGGGAGATTGGCGATATGGACGAGGAGTAAGAAGATGAGAAACGTCGAACATAAAAAGTGGACGCAAGAAGAAAATCAGATACTCATTAAGGCATACAATGAGGGACACACCAACGTGTACATTGCAAAAATGCTTAACGCTACAGAGACAAGTGTGAGAGCACGGATACAGCGGCTACAAAAGCAAGGTATATTGCAGCCACGTATTGCTGTGAATCGAGAACTCAGGCGAGTAGCATATGAACAGCATTGCAAGAACCAAAAAAGGCGGAACAACGAATTACCGGCTGGAGACGAATTGCCGATGAGCGATGAAGAAATACGCTATAGGCATAAGAATGCGGAAGACCCGACAAGGCATATAACCATATTGGCAGAGCTGAACGGTTGCACACGTAGCCGCATAAAAGCAATATTAGCAGATGAGGACGGTGCAAAATGAGAGAACTGGACGAAATCTTGAGACTGCGAAGAAGCATTGCGAACCTTGAAGAGCGGATAGAGGAGTTAAGGGTGATGACCCAACCGAAAGCTCAAGTTATATCCGATATGCCGAGAGGTGGCGGAGAAGCAAGGAACTCCATTGAGGACTATATCGTTAAGTCAGAGGAATTGACCGAAAAGCGCGACGGTCTGTTGCATGATATAGATGAAAAATGGGACGTGATGTATGTTATCTGTAGGGAAGCAAACATATCTGTTGAGCAAATAACAATGCTCAGGTATCGATTCTATAGCGGGAACTCATGGAAGAACTGTCTGAACTGCATGATAGGCGAATTTCCCGCTCAAAAGTGGAACGAACAACGGCTTTTCAGACTATACAGAGGAGCACTATGCAAAATCAGCAAAAGAAAAGGCGCAAAATTGTGAAAAATACGTATTGACAAAAAAAGTACGGTATGATATAATATTGTATAGTGAAAATCTATACTTAAATTGCTCTCTTTCTGTTAACCCCGTTCGGCGTATGCTGAGTGGGGTTTTATTATGGATATCAGGGAAATAACACCGCGCATATTGTCAGGGGCGGGAGACGGCGGCGTAAACAAGGGGTGAATGTTTGCAGTGATAGCACTACTATGAAGGAGTGGTATTATTGCAGATTATTAAACTTGGCATTGAAGAACTCACACCATATGAGAACAACGCTAAGAAGCACACACCGGAACAGATCGAGCAGATTAAGAATAGCATTCAAGCATTCGGGAATATCGACCCGCTCGGAATAGCAGGAGAGAACAATGTGATTTACGTCGGAAATGGGCGTTACATTGCATTGAAGGAACTCGGCTACAAAGAAGCCTATTGCATACGGCTTGACCACCTGACGGAGCAGGAGAGAAAGGCATACGCGATAGCGCATAACAAGCTCACCATGAACACAGGGTTCGACGACGAGCTTCTACGCGCTGAAATGGAGAGCTTACAAGACATTGACTTTGATCTCGAACTTACAGGGTTTGAAGAATGGGAACTCGAAGATATGCTCGACCCGATGTCAAATGAAGACTTGCAAGACTTTCTTGTAGAACGAGAGCCGAAAGAGAAAGAGCCGAAAAAAGCAAAGTGTCCTTCATGCGGCTGTGAGTTTGAACTATGAAGCTATGCCTTGCAGGAACGGCGGGCGTATTTGATAGCACAAGACCTCACTTGCAGAATGTCCCATACGTGCTTGAAAGTTTTTACTATTTCCGACCATTTCAGAAGCCGCTGATCAAAAGCGCTGATTTGTTTCTGCTCGACAGCGGAGCATTCACCTTTATGAATGGGGCGAAGGGGAAAGTCAATTGGAATGAGTACATAAGCAAGTATATAGCATTCATCAATGAAAATGACGTAGATCACTTCTTCGAGCTTGATATTGATGTGATAGTCGGGTATGAGGAAGTAAAACGCATACGCGCAAAGATCGAGCGGGAAACAGGCAAGAAAACCATTCCGGTGTGGCATAAGTCAAGAGGAATAGAAGAGTTCAAACGGCTCGTAAACGACTATGACTACATAGCAATCGGGGGATTTGCTATCAAGCATATCAAACGGAATGAATATCCTATCATTCGCAAAATGGTAAGGTATGCATACGACAATGGGACAAAGGTACATGGGTTAGGCTTCACGCCGAAAGACGTAACAAAGTATAAATTCTATTCCGTTGATAGTACAACATGGTTAAGTTGCCGAAGGTTTGGCAGCTTTTTTAAGTACTCAAATGGGCAGATGAAAATGATCACTCCCGCAAATCACGGAACACGTAAGGACAAACAGAGAGAAATTGAGCTTATCACTCTCAACGAATGGATTAAGTATCAAAAATACCTTAGCAGGAGTTGACGTAAGTTGATAAAGAACCTTCAAAAAATCAATCTGATTGAAGCGGACAAACGCATTAATCTGTATTGCCCTATAGGCAAAGACTATTACACGGCTGATGTCACAATAAAGTTTGTGCCTGACAAATACTATATGGGTTATATCGACCTTGACCAATATCTTAATAGATTGAGCGGTCTCAGCCTGACGATTGAAGAAGCCGCGAAAGATATCTACGAAGAACTTCAATTGTATGCACCGGTGCAAACAAAAGTAACCATTGAAGCATTCAGTAATACTCACCTTCATGTCAAAGTGACAAAGGGTGACGACATTTGAGAAGAACCCCGGAAGCACTCAATATCCTGACAATCGTATTCATCGTTTCACTCGTTATCTCAAATGTAATAACAGGAAAGGTCATTGATACAGGCATAACGCTATTTGGAAATCCGGTAACAATTGCAGGGGCTGTGATATGCTATCCGATCTGCTATCTGATTACCGATATTGTCGGGGAAATGTGGGGCAAGCGAGAAGCAAACAAAATCGTCAAATATGGCTTTATCGGTCAAGTGCTTGCAACTCTCATTATTGCGGCAACAACCTATACACCGTATCTTGATATGGATATGCAAGCGGCGTATGTAAAGCTACTCGGTCAGAACTGGGTATTCGTTGCCGGAAGCTTATCAGCCTATCTCGCAAGTCAATATCTCGATGTGCATATCTTCCACACGCTCAAAGAAAAGACCAATGGCAAAAGCAAGTGGATAAGAAACAATGCAAGTACAATGTTATCTCAGCTTGTAGACACGGCGATATTCATTATAATCGCATTCGGTTTCGGCTTTGGCTGGATATTTGATAATCAAGTTGCTCTGTTAAACATGGTGATAGGGCAATACCTCATTAAACTTATTATAGCGGTACTTGATACTGTGCCGTTCTATATTCTTACGAGAGAGCGGCGCTGAATGCGTCGCTTTGAAACTATTTGAAAAGGGAGGGGGCGTTGTGGCGAACAAGAAACCACAGAATCGTGAACTTACTGAACAGCAAAAGAAATTCGTACAAGAGTTAATCAAGAATAACCATAACGCAAGACAAGCCGCGATTGCCGCAGGATATAGCGAAAAGACTGCCGATGCTCAAGCGTCAAGACTGTTGAAAAACGTTAAGGTTTCTGAATATAAGGCGAAATTGTTAAAAGAGGTTGAGAGACCGACCATAGCAAACATACAAGAGATACTTGAATACTACACACGAGTCATGCGACGTGAGGAAAAAGAAAATCAAGTCGTCGTGATAAAAGAAAAGGTATCCGGCATGGTGCTGAATCCCGATACAGGCAAGCGGGAACGGAAGACCATAGAGAAAGAAACGCCAAAGATCGTTGAGATACCGACGAGAATAGCGGACGCGAACAAAGCGGCTGAAATGCTTGGGAAGAACTATGGTATATGGACAGAGAAAATACAGAGCGATATAGACGGAAAAGAAATCAACATAAACATAAGGGCTGCAACCCCTGCGGATATGGAAGAGTGACGGATGAATGAATATATCAGTAGCAATCAATCCGGCGTATATGCCGTATCTCAACAAACCGCAGTTCATGCAAATATTCTATGGCGGCTCGTCGTCGGGCAAGAGCTTCTTTATCTGTCAGAAAATCATTCTGGATAATCTCGATGGGTGTAATTGGCTTGTATGCCGTAACGTTGCAAGAACGATACGAAAGAGCGTATACAACGAGATATGCAAAGCCATATCAAGAATGGGGCTTAGAGAATATTTCAAAGTAAACGCTTCTGATATGGTCATAACCAATCTGCTGAACGGCAAGCAAATCTTGTTTGCCGGATTGGATGACCCTGAAAAGGTCAAGAGTATAACTCCGGCTGATGGAGTGCTTGAACGTGTATTCGTAGAGGAAGCAACAGAGGTAAAGCGTGAGGCAATCTTACAGCTTAAAAAACGTCTTCGTGGACGTTCCCCAAAAAGCAAGCATATTTTATTAGCCTTTAACCCGATACTCAAAACGCATTTCATCTACAAGGATTATTTCGGCGGTTGGCAGGACGATAAAAACGTCTATGAAGACAAAGACCTTCTGATCGTCAAGACCACATACAAAGACAACATATTCCTGACGGATGAAGATAGACGACTGCTTGAAGATGAATCAGACCCCTACTTCTACAACGTATATACACTCGGTAATTGGGGTGTACTCGGTCACGTCATATTTAAGAATTGGCGCGTTGAGGACTTGAAAGAGCAGATACCGGGCTTTGACAGAATACGTCAGGGCTGTGACTTCGGTTTCTCGGACGACCCGAACGCATTGATAAAAGTACACGTCGACAGAGCACGCAAAAGGCTATATGTGTTCGACGAATGGTATCAGGCGGGCATGAATGACGATGAGCTATTGAGAGTATGCAGAAACTTTTGTGGAAATCAATATCTCATTTGCGATAGTGCAGAGCCAAAAACAATTGACTTTCTTGCCACAAACAACATTAAGGCGGTTGGAGCGGTCAAGGGCGCAGATAGTATCAATCGTGGTATACGGTGGTTACAAAGCTATGAAATTATCATTGACGTTCATTGTCAGAACTTCAAGAACGAGATAGAACAATATCACTGGCAAGAGGACAAATACGGAAATGCAATGGCAAAGCCTGTTGATGAAAACAACCACCTGATCGATGCTTTGAGATATGCGCTGAATAACGAGATATTAGCCGCACGGGTGAGAGCCGGAAAGACGAGACTATAATATGTGTACACATAGCAACACAAAGAAGATAAACGACGTGAGAGTCTGCTTGAATTGTGGTCTTACAGTTCTTCCGGATGGCAGCGTCTACTTTGATAAGAAGCTCCCGAATTACAGGAGAAAAAAGGCGGTGAAAAAGAATGCCAAGAAATGAATTACAGCTTTATCCCAATTTCACGGCTGAGATTGAAGCGATACGCGAATCCGGGATAACAAAAGAGCTACTTCATAAAATCATACAGAAGCACAGACCCAATTCAATGTATAACCGCTCTTTGTACAACCGCTACAGAACGGTAGAGGGCGGCGTTCCGATATTTGATAGGCAACCGCATTTCGAGGAAGAAGAAAACCCGATAAATAACAAGGTCAATAACGACTTCTTTAGTGAGATAACCGATTTTACAACCGGATATTTCGCTGGTGAACCTATTTCATATAGCTACAACGATACTGATGAAGCAAAAGAATCCACAGGCGGGGAAAAGGCTGTGGATGAAGCGTCAAAGGTACTGACGGATTTCACAACACGAAACAATATGTTTGGTGTTGATATGGTCACAACAAAGAATGCGAGCATTTACGGCTATTCCGGTCGATTATTTTACATCGACAAGGAAGGGCAAGAGCGCGTAATGCCTGTCAACGGATTTGAGACGATCATTTTATCCGACACTTGCATTCAAGAGCCGGAATTCGCAGTCAGATATTATGCAATCCGTGACATAAACGATGTAACGCAATGGATTGCTGAGTTTTACGACGATAAGAATATCACTACATTCAAGGGCGATATTGAATCACTCGAAATGGTTGATGTTCGTCCGCACTTATTCGACTATTGCCCATTACAAGGAATTCCCTTTAATGCGGAATGTTTGGGCGACGCTGAAAAGGTGCTTGCACTGATTGATGACTATGACAAAGTGGTATCGGACAACTCAAATGAGATAGAGTCATTCGTCCATGCAATCATGGTATTTGGTGTTGACATAGACGATGAGGAAATAAAGAAATCGCAGAAGAGCGGTTCACTTGTTATACAGCAAGTAGGTTCAAACCCACTGCAAGAGCCTGTTAAGTGGCTGACGAAGGATATAAACGACGCATTCACGGAACACCACTTACAACGGCTTGAGGATAACATATACCGATTCAGCAAGACCCCGAAACTCAATGATGAGACATTCGGCACAGCAAGCGGTGTTGCACTCAAATTCAAGCTACATGGGCTTGAAACAAAATGCGCGGCGTTTGAAGCAAATGTAATGACCGCCGCACAGCATATGTGGAAAGTACTTGCGTCGAGCTGGGCAAAGAAAGGCATAAAGGTTGACCCGCTCCAGATTTCAATGGAGTTTCACAGGAATTTCCCTCACGATCAGCTTGCAGAAGCTCAAATGGTACAGGCATACATTGCCGCTGGATTCCCGAAACGTTGGGCGTTTGCTCAGTTGCCTAATGTAGATGACGTTGACTATATCATGGATCTCATAGACCGCGAGAAGGAAGACGCAATTGACTTCTATCAGGATAATCCAATGATGGCGAACGTCGGCAAGCAAGACAACGAACAGACAGACAGTGAGGAAGACAACGAGCCGGAGGAAGACGGCAAGAAAGACAAAGGCACAGAGAAATAACAGTAAGGGGGTGATACATTGCCAAAGAGCAAAACAAGTCTCGACCAGTTACTATATGAGATACGCCGGATAGAGGAAAGCCGTGAAGTGCTGACCGAGGATAAAATCAAGGCAATGTATCGCACTTTGAATGATGAACTGAGCGCGTTTATTGCAAAGAAGTACACCCAATATGCGGACGGAGACGGACGACTGTATATAGCTTATCTGGATGCACAGAATCAGCGGGCGCGGTTTTTACGAGAGATTGCAAAGAACGTTGACACCATGACTCCGCAAGTGCAGGAAGAAATCATGCAGCTTGTCAATGACACATATAAGACGAGCTATAAAGGCATGGCAGAAGCATTCGCAAAAGCCGAAAAAGCCGGAAAGTTCGCAGAGGCTGTAAAAGACATTGCTACAAACCCGAACGTGTTACGGCAAGCTGTGAACAACAACATAAGCAAGCTCACACTCTCTCCGGTACTTGAAAAACACCGGAATGAAATCATATATCAGATACAGCAGGAACTCAATATCGGACTTATGCAAGGCGACCGCTATGAAACAATGGCAAAGCGCATATCAGAGCGTGTCGGCGTGAGCTACAGCAAGGCAATGAACATAGCCCGCACAGAATCGCATAGGAACGTCGAGAGCGGCTTCATGGATTGCGCTGAGAACCTTCAAAGCAAGATGAAGGGTAATAGCAACCTGATCTATGCGGTAACATGGCGTACCATGAAAGACGAACGAGTACGTCCCAATCAGCGGAGAAAGACAAAACACGGTTGGAAGATCGTAAAAGGCAAAGGCTCGGCAAACCATCAACAAATGGAGGGCGTTACAATCAAAGTCGGTGAGCTTTTCGATTTGGGCAATGGTATCAAGACAAAAGCCCCCGGTCAAAGCGGAGACGCGGCGAATGACTGCCGTTGCCGCTGTTTTCTCGAATATAACCTCATGACCGTTGAAGAGTTCGCAAAGGCGACGGGCAAGAGTGAAGCGACAATTAGAAAAAAATATATTACAACTACTGATAAAGAAAACAATTATAAGCAATTCTACGATGGCGAAACCATAAACCAATTTTTTTATTACGACAATTATGCAAACGCCAACAACATATTGGCGAAGCAAAGAAGCCAATATGCACAGTGGAAGAAAAAACTGTCGCAGGATGAAAGCGACGCAATCTATTCGTATGCAGCCGGAGGATATGTAGATATAAATAGCTATCTTCGTAACCGCAGTGGTGCAACAAAAGGATGGACGGCAGAAAGAAAAAACAGGGTAGAAAAGCGAATAAAACAGCTTGACGACGCAATCGCGACTTTCGATTTGAAAGATAATATTCTCGTGCAAAGAGGAGCGAGCCAAGAATCATTAGATATATTATTTGAGAATAGTGGCGGTATAGATGAACTTGCTGAATTAGTTGGCAGTAAATATCATGATGATGGATTCATGAGTACTACTGTTCTTAGTGGGAATCGTGTTGCTACTACAAAGCCTGTCGTGTTCTATATCAGCATACCAGCGGGCAAAGGGAGAGGAGCATATATCAATGATTTTGGCGAAGACTTCAAAAATACTGAATATGAGTTCTTAATAAGACGCGGCGCAGATTTTACAATTACCGGCATAACCGAAGATGATGAACTTGGTAAAACATATGTAAAAATGTTGATGAATGTCAAGTGAAATTCCCACGATGAAATGGTCAAAGGGGCAAAGAAATTCAAATACTTCGGCGGGATTAAATAGCAAATTACATTCTCCTTTCAAATAGGGCGTTGAAACTCATACGCCCGCTATAGGAGCGTGGCCAAATGGTAAGGCACAGGACTTTGACTCCTGCTATTGTGGGTTCGATTCCCACCGTTCCTGCCAACACAGGGGAGGACAATATGTATAATCAAGAGCATTACAAGGACGCAACAGCATACACAGCGTTGCAAAACATCGAGCAAGAACGATTGAAACAAACGATGAAGCAGATCAAGAAGGTACTGCGAGACAATGATTTCGAGTTGCTTGAACGTATCGTGATAAGGGATAACCGTACAGGGAAGATATACAAATAAAGCCCGCTGATTCAGCGGGCTCTGCTATTGCTTAGTATATGCTCAGTCGGGAAAGTTTCTGCTGACTACAACGTCAACAGGTTTGAAAATGTCATGACCAGAGAACGTGACGCAAACCGGAATCGACTTGCCTTTTGCGTTTATTGTAGCTTCGTAGTTCTCAGAAACTATCGCTTTATTCTTGTTCATTCGAGCAATAGTACCTGCCATAAGAGAGAACATATGCGATGTGTGAGTGGTATCAACACGGTGTCCAGCGAAAGAGTAAAGATACTTACCGAGAGTATCGGTTGCGTCGAAAAGATTGTTGTATTTCATGGTGTAAGCCTTTCTGACCGTATAGCCGATATCACAGCTTGAATTGATTTAGCAGTCGTGAGTGCTGATGTAAGTTGTTACTTTCATACCTCTTTCTTCGCGCCTGTCTACGATCTTCGCGCTCCTTGTTGCTAAGTTGCTGAGTGTGAACCCGGCACGATTTGCTAATTCTTTCGCAAGCTCTTTGCTAATGGTTGTTCTCTGAGAGGTGAATCTATCACCTTTCGACGGCTCGTAGTTAAGCGGTACGTAAGTTACGGTTGCAATATATTCTCTCATTTTGTTTCTCTCTTTCTGCGGTTCTTTGTGGCGTTCCGCTCTCCTTTGTTCTGTATATATTATACCACTTTAGCGGTATAAATTCAACAGTATAATTTGAAGTTTTTGTAAACAGTCGTTCATATTTGCTGACATAGCTCAATAGGCAGAGCAACCGCCTTGTAAGCGGTAGGTTGCGGGTTCGATTCCTGCTGTCAGCTCCATACACTACCATCCAAGCGTGAGTAGTGCTGAGTCCGATCATGTGGCGGACGTACAGAATACCGCATGATTCAGATGTGAGCCAAAGCCCAAACATGGATAATGCCTAAGATGTGCTCTCCGTAAAGCCGGACGGACTGGCAGACCGTAGCACTGCCGACGGTGTAAGAAGTCTATTGTGCTGACTTCTTTAATCCAAACTGCACAAGTACCCACCATAAGACTAAAGGTGGTATCCGGGTATCGGGAGAATAGTCCGGCGGCTGTTGAAGCGACGATACTACGCAATCGGACAAGGATAGCAATGCCGTCACTCACGGATAAGCAAGCCGATAATCGCGTGAGAATCTATCGATAAAACAAGGACATCTAAACGGTGTTCTTTTTTATATAAATCCGTTTCTTCTACATGGAGAATCGAACAAATTTTAAGTGCTTCTATATGGAGCGAGGAGGAAAACACTATGAAACTTGCACGCCTTAAAGAACTGCTCGAAGCGGGAACAATCTCTCAGGAAGAGTTTGATACTCTCGCAAAGACCGCAGAGCCGGACGATACGACCGACAATGCAGAGCAGACCGAAGCAACCGAAACTGAGACACCCGATACCGATGAGAAACAGGCTGAGCCTGTTATTGACTACGATAAACTCGATAAGATCATTCAGGCAAGAGTCGATAAGGTAACGGCAAAGCTCGGCAAGGAAAAAGCCGACTTGCAGAGACAGCTCAAGAGGGAGCGGGAAGCAAGACTTTCCGACGATGAGCTGAAACAGCTTGAAATGGCTGAAAAGGAAAAGGCTCTTGAGGAACGCGAAAAGGCACTGACCGACAAAATGAACAGAGAGTATGCACAGAAGTCACTTCGTGAAGCCGGACTTGATGACGGTAGCGAAACGGCGTTTGCTCTCGTCGATTTCGTCATGGGCGCAGATGAAGCAGAAATCGACTGCAAGGTCAAGAGCTTCAAAGAGCTGTTCAATAAAGCTGTAACAGCGGCAGTGAATAAGCGTTTCAAGGATTCCGGCTATACGCCGAAGAAGAGCGATACCCTTAACGGCGGCAAGAATCCGTATATGAAAGATCAGTTCTCCCTCACGGAACAGATGCAGCTTGAAGCAACTAATCCTGAGCTTGCAAAGCAGTTACAGGCGGCGGCGGGGATTAAGTGATGAAAGCAAACATTCTCGGAACTGAATACGAAATAGTATTCAAAGACTATAAAGACGAACCCGCATTCGAAAGGCGCGGAATAGATGGATATTGTGACAACATTGATAAAGTTCTTTGCATAGGCAACCTCAAAACATTCCCACAATGGGAAGACGAGACAGAGGAATATTGCAAGAAGGCAGAGAAGGAAACTTTGCGTCACGAAATAATCCATGCTTTTCTCGGCGAAAGTGGCTTGCAGGAAAGCACAGCCGTGATAGACGATAGAGGGTGGTCGAAAAACGAAGAGATGATAGATTTCTTCGCAATTCAGTTCCCCAAAATCTCAAAGGTCTTTGAAGACCTCAATATTACATCGTAAAAGACACCCACAGGGTGTTTTATTAAATTTTAGGAGGATTTAACACATGGCAGATCAATACACAATGTACGCAAATATGCAGGTCGTACCGAGCAAGTTCTCTCAGTACACGCTTGACAGAACAACCGCACTTTCGATGCTCGTTCGTAGCGGCATTGCTACTTCTGACGCGACTGTTGCGCAGCTTATCAACGGCACTCCTCAGGGCGGTAGATTCATTACTCTCCCTCATTGGAATGCACTCGGCGGCGACGATGACGTGTTCTCTGAGACTGCTCTCGAAGTAAGCAACGTCACAACCGATGCGGCAAATGCTACCCTGCTTATGAGACAGAAGGCATGGGGCGCGACCGACCTTGCACACGTTCTCGGCGGTGCTGACCCGATGGCGGCTATCGGAAATCTTGTTTCCGACTGGTGGCTTGAAAAGGAACAGGCTATTTACCTGTCCATTCTCAAGGGCGTTCTTGACCCGACTTTCGGTGCGCTGAAAGATCACGTAAACAACATTTCCGGCGGTACTGGCACTGCTGCAAATATCAGCGTCGGTGCGGCTCTGGATACTAAGCAGACACTCGGCGACCATTACAATTCTCTCGGTGTTGTGTTCATGCACTCTGCAACCTATACACAGCTCCAGAAGAATCAGGATATTGCGACCGAATACGACGCAACGCTCCAGATCAAGATTGAAACCTATCTTGGCTACCGTGTTATCGTCGATGACGGTATGCCTTACTACAACTATGTGAAAGATTCGACTGGCGATATTACCATTACAGACGCTAACCTTGCACAGTATCAGGCGCACTGCCTTGACACCCTTGCAAAGGACGATAAGGTCAAGGCTGCTGCAAACCCGGTTTACGATACCTATTTCGTCGGACAGGGTTGCTTCATCCGTCAGGACGGTACTCCTCAGGGCTTTATCGGCACTGAGACTGACCGTGATAAGCTTGCCGCAAAGGATGTGCTCATCAACCGCCGTTGCATGGTCATTCATCCTCGCGGACTTTCGTGGAATACCGAAGCAACTTATCCGTCCGGCATTTACTACCCGGATAATAAGATGCTTGCAACTCCCGCAAACTGGGTACTCAAGACCAACCACAAGAAGGTCGCGATTGCCGCACTGAGACACAAGCTCGATCAGGGTGCATAAACCACAATAGAATACGCCCCTCTGAAATATGAGGGGCGTAACTCTTGAATAGGAGGGATAAACGATGTCATTATCGTTCTGGAATCAGCGTAGGCGTAATGCCGCCGCAATCCTCAGAATGCGGGAAGAAGCGGCAAAAGCAAAAGAAGCTGAAGAAGCGGCAAAAGTCGAAGAAACCGCAGAGCCTGAAAAAACTCAAGCAAAGAGAGGCAGAAAAAATGCTGACAGCGGAGCAAATAGCGAGTCTTAAACTCGGCATAAACCCGATTGACGATACAGCGGTATTGCAAGTTAACGCCGCTCTCGACTGGATTGCACAGAATACCACCATTGATACAACGGATATTGACAAACTCCCGGCTTGTGCAAGGTTGTTTTTGACAAAGTTCGTTGAAATTAACGCATTGAGAGCGGGAGTTGTAAGCGAGTCCATTGAGGGCTTGAGTCAGTCGTTCGGAGAAACAAATAAGTCAACTCTGATATGGGATACAGCAAAAGACTTGCTGAATGGCTATCTGAAAAGCAGAGTTCGATTTGTTCCGGCAAAGCGTAGATGGAATGAATGCTGAGAATCATGAGGGGGTGATGAGGCGTGGGAATCAAATGGAAAACGAAAGTCGATGAAATACCGCAAATGACAGCGACAACAGAATCGCTGAATGGCAAGCGAGTGAAAGTCGGCGCGTTGAAGGGTGAACACGCATGGTAGTTTAGCCGGAATTCATGAATACGGCTGTACTATCAAGCCGAAGAAAGCAAAATACCTCACCGTTCCGATTCATCCCGATTCGGTAGGCAAAAAAGCAAGAGACTTTCCCGATTTGTTCGTGTTTACAGCGGCAAGCGGCGAGAAATTTCTTGCAAGGGGCAAAGGAGACGATTTACAGTTCTATTTTTGGCTGACACCGAAAGTAGTAATCCCCGAAAGATCGTTTCTCCGTACTGGCTACGACGAAAATCACGACCGGATTATCAACCAAACAGAACGCGCTTTAGGTAGAGTTATAGCGGGTGACATGAGTATCGACGATATGCTCGACTTGTACGGTGAGCAAATGGCAGGAGCGATAAAAAGCAAAATCCGCGACATCTCAACCCCGCCGAACAGTAGCGCAACTATCTTGGCAAAAGGCAGTAGCAATCCCCTGATCGATACAGGCGGACTGCTCGAAAGTATCACATGGAAGAAAGAGTAAAGGAGGATGATATATGCCGCAGTATTTTAATTTCACAAGACTGATAAATAAATACAAAAGCGCATTCACCGCTATTACTCTTACGTGTGGGTATTACAATGATGCTGGAGACTGGGTGGCAGAAGACCAAGAGAAGATAGACTTGGAAGGAGCAATCATATCGTTCAAAGAGAGCAAAGTCTATCGTTCGGAAGGGACATACACTGCCAACGACAAACGGCTATTCATGCTCAAACCTATCGATGATAAACTGAATGGCGCAAAAGTTGCATATGAAGGCAAAGTATATAGCGTTGAAGACAACACAGAGAATGCAAAGTTCACTGGCGTTTATGCTTATACGCTGAAATTCTGCTCGGCGTTCAAGAACAAAGAGCATGATTACGACCTGACTGACGCTGTGTGGAAACTTGAGCAAAGATTGGACGGCACTCTTGTTGAAAAAGCCCCAACCCCGCCACCGGATGAGAATATGACCGAAAGCATAGAAAAACTTGGGCATAGATTGGACGGTGTAGTATGATCGATTACGAGAAAATGCGAGTAACGGTTGTTAAGGGGCTTAGGACATATCTTGATTGCCCGGTGATACGGAGCAATCAAACGGCAGAATTACCGCCTTATCCATACATTTCATATACCGTAACGACGCTCATGAGCGCAAATAGAGGAACATACGGTGAATGGGATGACGGTATAGCCCGTAAGCAAGTAACAACCACATGGAGTATAACGGCATTATCGGACGATAACGCCGAAAGCGTAGCTCTTGCAATGAAAGCTCGTGAATGGCTTGAATTAGTCGGACAAACATATCTGAACGACAACAAGGTTATCGTGCAATCTGTCGGCGCAATAACCAACCGGGACAATATACTTACTTATGGCTATGAATATCGCAACGGTTTTGATTGCGTATTCTGGTGTCACGATGAAGTGAAAATGCCTGAGACGGAAGAGATCAAAGAAGTAGTCCTTGGAGATGATATCAATGACCGCCTTGAAGCTCGTCTTGACGGAGTAGAACGGTATGCGGTGACAGGCAACCAAAAGCAAACAAGTGAATCGGACGCGCTTAATGATGAGCTTGGAAAACGACTTAATGGAGCGTAAAAAATGGCAACATTAAAAAACAACATATATCAAGCGATATCCGATTTTAACGACATTGAGGCTGCGATTGAAGAAAGCGGCGTAGATGTACCATATGACACCAATACAAGCGAATACGGAGACCTTGTAAGGCAAGCCGTATCAAATGCTAAAGGTGTATACAATGCGGATACGCACTATGATTTCCCCTCGGTCGGAAGAATTGACGTGATTTATAAGGCACAGTCCGAAAAACTCATGTATCAGTGGAATCCTACCGAGTTGAAATACGAAGCGTTAGGCGCTTCGGTAGAAATTGACGTGAATAGCGTCGAAACAATAAATGGAGGAAACGCACATGGCTAATCTGAACGCGAGAATCGTACTTCGTAACGATTCAACTGCAAATTGGCTCGCTAACGGCTCGCAAGTACTCTTAAAAGGTGAAGTCGGAATAGAATTTCTCACCGACGGCACCGTTAAGATGAAAGTGGGCGACGGCACAAAGACGTGGGATCAGCTCGAATATTTCGGTGATACCACATCTATTGAGCAGATCGATGCTGAAAAGGTGTATTTCAGTAAAGATTTGGTCACAACGTCGCAAATCGGCAACATCACACTCACGAACGGTCAGGCAACAATAGCGGCGAACGGTAAAAACCTCAAGCAAGTCTGGGATATGATTTTCGTGAAGGAAAAGAACCCGACTATCACTCAACCGTCCGTAGGGCTTACTTTTAGCGCGGCAAAAGCGTATGAGGTTGGTACTGAGGTTACACCGTCTTATTCGGCTACGCTCAACGCCGGTAACTATCAATACGGAGACAGTACAGGAATCACCGCTACCGCATGGGAAATCAGTGATACCGCCGGTAATACTTCGACCGAAGCGTCCGGAAGTTTCCCCGCTGTTACTGTAACTGATACAACCAATTACAAAATCACCGCAAAGGCAACTCACGGCGACGGCACAGTGCCGAAAACAAATACCGGAAACCCGTATGCGGCAGGGCAGATTAAAGCTGGAACAAAGACTGCTACTTCCGGAGCTATTACCGGATTCAGAAACTCGTTCTATGGCGTAATGACAGCTAAAGATACGGTCGATTCGGCTGCTATACGCGCACTTACCGGTAAATCCGGCAAGGCTCTTGCCAATGGTGCAAAGTTCAGCGTGACAATCCCGGTCGGAGCGCTTCGCGTGGTTATTGCTTACCCTGCAACGCTCAGGGATGTAACTTCTATTGCCGACGTGAACGGTATGAACGCAGAAATCAAATCCAGTTTCTCGAAGACCACAGTATCTGTTGAGGGCGCGAACGGCGCAACCGCAATAGATTATAAGGTTTACACAATGGATTTCGCAAATGCAAACGATACCGCAAACACGTATGCGGTACAAATCTGATGGAGGTGTGAAATATGGCTGAATTCGGAAAACTGAACTTTTCGGTTAGTTTTAACCCGACCTCCGCATTCCCGCTTGATGCAAGAAGCTATTTCGAAAGTCTCACACAGGCTACGGCGGCGGCGGCAACTGCTGATGTGGCGGGCAGCTCGACAACAACATATTACTACGGTCAGACTGTTGTTGTCGTAGAGAATAGCGTCGCTACTCTTTACATCATCCAGCCCGACAAGACGCTGAAAGAAGTAGGCTCTGTCCCGGTTGGCGATGGGAAGTCGATCACTGTTGAAGACGGCAAGATTAAAATTGTTGGCTTTGATGCAGCGGAAGTAGGAGCACAGCCTCGCAAAAAGGCTGACGGCACGGTTGAGTGGGTAAAGCCCGATACGACTACTGTTGAGGGGCTTCAAACTCTCGTTTCTGGACTTGAATCCGATGTTGAAACATTGCAGACCGGCAAGGCGGACGCAAGCAGTGTTTATACCAAAACAGAGATTGACGGCAAGCTCTCTGGCGTATATCACTATAAAGGAAGCGTCGCGAAGTATAGTGATCTTCCCACCGATGCTTCTTCCGGCGATGTGTACAATATCGAAGCGGCTGACAAAACTAACGGCATTAAAGCTGGTGATAATGTCGCGTGGAATGGTACGGCGTGGGACGTGCTCGCCGGAACAATCGATCTCTCAGGCTATGCTACAACAACCGCGCTTGACGGCAAAGTAGACAAGGTTGAAGGTTCGCGCCTGATGACCAATGCAGAGGGTACAAAGCTTGAAGGCATTGCGGCGGGCGCACAGGTCAACGCAATTGATTCTGTTGACACTGCTCAATTCAGTCTTGGCGACGCGAAAAAGCTTACTCTGCTTGACATTGCAATGGCAAAGGTCACCGGGCTTACTGACGCGCTTGCTAAAAAGGTCGATAAGGTTGAAGGTTCTCGCCTTATTACGGACGCAGAGGGAACAAAGCTCGCAGGAATTGAGAGCGGCGCTCAGGCAAACACCATCGAAAATGTAAAGGTGGGCGGCGTTGCACTTGCGATCTCTGAAAAGAGCGTTAACATTCCGACTGCCGGGGAAAGCCTTGGTACGGTAAAGTCGGCAACCGGCACAAACAACGTCACTGTTGATGCTGACGGTATCATGACAGTGAACAAGCTCGATGTTAGCAATCTTGTACAAGAATCCGAGGACACGCTTATTCTCAATGGCGGTTCATCGGCAAATTAACGGAGGTAACACATAATGGCAGAAAAAACAATCAATACTCGCATACTTCTTAAGTATGATACTTATGAGAACTGGACTACCAACAATCCGGTTCTCAAGAAGGGCGAAATTGCTATCGCCACTATCCCGTCCAACAAGGATGGTGTACAGAATGCGCCGTCCATACTCATAAAGGTTGGCGACGGCACAAGCGCGTATAAGGCGCTCAAGTTCGTAAGCGGGCTTGCGGCTGATGTATACGGCTGGGCAAAGGCGGCAGAAAAGCCGAGCTATGCGGCTTCTGAAATCACTGGACTTTCCGACTACATTTCCGGCAAGGTTCAGGACACCGATACACAGTACAAGATCGTAAAAGTCGACAATTACAATTACAAGCTCCAGTCTAAGGCACTCAACGGCGAATGGGCAGATGTTACCGGCGGCGCGATTGCTATTCCGAAATATGACGATACCGGCGTAAAGGCTGATATTGACGCTCTCGAAACACTGGTCGGCTCGACAGCCGTTGCTACTCAGATTTCGACTGCAATTAACGCAATCAAGGACGGCACGACCATTGACAGTTTTGCCGACGTTGAGACCGCACTCGAAGGCAAACAGGCTACCGGCGACTATGCAACCAAGACAGAAGCACAGGGCTACGCTAACGCAAAGGACACGGCAATCGCGGCGGCAAAGAAAGCTGGCGACGACGCGCAGGCTGCCGTCAACACGCTCACGACCACCGTTGAAACGCTGGTTGGCGATGATGCCAATAAATCCGCTCGCGCAATCGCGGCAGAAGAGACTGCAAAGATTGTTGCCGGTGCAGATAAGTCGTATGACACGCTCAAGGAGATAGCGGACTGGATTTCCAGCCATACCACCTCCGCAACGGCGATGAATACGCAGATCAATACCAACAAAGAGGATATTGCAACTCTCAAGACAACCACAACAGGGCTGAGAACAGACCTTGATGCTCTCGATGGCTCTCTTGCGGCTATTGCTAAGACAGGCAATATCAACGACCTTGTTCAGACTACAGGCGACGTTCTTATATTTGACTGCGGCAACGCTACTATCTAACGCATAAAGAAAATTAAACGGAACACCTCGTCAATCGACGGGGTGTTTGCCGTGCAAAGGAGGGACTATTACGAAAAAAACGGTAAACGCTCGTATTAAGCTCAAACGCGATACAAGCGCAAACTGGACGAGTAAAAATCCGGTACTGCTCAATGGCGAAATGATATTGGTCGATACAGCGGACGGAGAAGTACGTAAGAAGATAGGCGATGGTAAGAAAACATACACGCAATTGCCTTTTTGCGATGAAGCAATTAAGTCATATGTCGATAATCGCATACCCGCTTCTTCTTCCGCTGATTCCGGCAAACATCTCGAAGTCGATAGCAACGGAAAAGCGGCATGGATGAATGCGCCTACTGCACCGTGGAAGTTTGCTTATGATAGTTACGGTGATGTGCTGTCATTGGAGAGAAGCGTTACTGGGTACACAAAATCGAAAACAATCACTCCATACAACATAGCTGGAACAGTTGATATCAGCAACGTATCAAACGCATACAGCAATACCGATAATACAGCATACGCGCAAATCGCAACATCGACAACAGCAAGTAAAATAACGCTGTATATAGACACCGGGATACCCTCTGACGCGAGTATAACTTCGTTGGCAATATCGTTCAAAACGGCGGCAACTTCAATATCTACGTCGGTGTTCAGCACGAGACAATATTCTGTAAAATGCGGCGGAAATACACTTGGAAGCGGCTCGTTCTCACTATCAACGACCGGAAGAATTACGACCGTTACTGTGAAGGATATGGCGAAAATCGTCTCCCCGATTATCGTTATTGAACTTACAATAGCGGCAACGGCAGGACACTATTTGAAGCTTTTTGGCGCACAAGTGGAGATTGGATACTCTTCTTCTCGCGAGCGCGTTTCTATCATAAGACAAGGAAATCTTGCGGTTGGAGACCATTATCACAGCGATTATGCTACGAAAGATATGCTCGGATTCGACCCGTAATGTAGACGGATAAATTCATAAAATCAGGAGTGAAACGGCGATGACATGGGAAATTCTTGCTGGGCTTATAACTATAGTAGGCTCTCTTATCGCAATGGGAACTGTGCTTGTCAAACTTGTGAAGACACTCACAAAGCTTGACGATACGCTCTCAAGTCTCGAAGCAGAGATAAAAGAGCTGAAAACAGCCAACAAAGAATCGCATGGGCGTATCTATGATAGGCTCGACGAACACGACAAAACACTTGATGACCATGAAATGAGAATTCATGATCTCGAACAAAAATAACCTGTATTACAGGAAATTATAGGAGGAATACATTATGGCACTTGACGTAAGAGTCAAAATCGACATGGCGAAAGTCGCCGGTACTCTTGGATTCGGCTATCCGCTCATCCTCGAAGAGAACGCAACAGCCGCAACTGCTTACACTGAATGCACAAGCATTGATGCTGTGGCAACCGCCGGTTACGACAAGACTTCGAAGGTATACAAAGCAGCGCAGCTCATGTTTATGCAAGACCACAAGCCCGCAAAGATTGCAGTTTGCTCTTGCACTGATGGAGCGGATGACTGGCTCGGCACTGAATCCAATATCACGAAGGGTTGGAGACAGCTTATCGTAATCAATGGCGGAGAGGAAGCAGGCGCGACGGCAGTAACTGCAATTGCAACTGTAATCGAAGCGGCAAAGGTCGAGAAAATTTTCTTCGCAAATGTCGATATGCCGCAGTCGCTTACTTCAATCACTCCGACTGTTACCGGGAAGGATAGAACCGTCGTGTTCTATTACACCGCTACCGCTGATATCCCTGTACCTGTCGCGGCTCTTGCTGGCGAAATCGGCGGTCTCACTCCGGGTTCGTACACAGTGAATAACCTCACGCTCAAGGGGCTTACACCGCTTGAACTTTCTGAGGAAGATATCGAAAAACTGCATACCGCTGGCGGCATTACCTTCGTGCTGTCTGCCGGTGATGGCGTATGCTCTGAGGGCAAGGTATCGAGCGGTGAATATATTGATATCGTCGATGGTAACGACTATATCAAGCAACAGCTCGAGTACAGAACCCAGAAGGTATTCAACAACAACCTCAAAGTGCCGTATACCAATGTTGGTATTGCACTGCTTGAGAGCGCCGCTATCGGTGTTATGCAGGACGCACAAAACAAAGGAATCATCGAGGATTTCACTGTGGAGTATGCGCTTCGTGAGCAGACCACTGAAGAGGACAGAGCGGCACGCAAGTACCTTGGCGGCTCTGTAAAATACTCGATGCAGGGTGCAATTCACTACATTGAGATCATGTGTGAAGCAAAGCTTTAAGCACATAATCGGTTCAAATGAAAACAGGGGACGTGCAACCGTCCCCTTTGAATTACAAGGAGGATAATAATATGCCTAACGTAACTCGATACAACGCCAAAGATTGCACAGTCGTCGTTGACGGTGTATATATCACTGGTCTTGGTGAAGATATGATCTCCATCGAGAAAGAGGAAGCGCTTGCAGAAAACGTCGTAGGTGCTCAGGGCGACATTGTACGTTCCGAAATCAACAACTCGATTTACAACATCACCATCACCGTCCAGATCACAAGCCCGCAGCTTCAATATCTGCTTTCGCTTAAGAATCGTAAGGAGTCTTTCCCAATCTGGATAAACAACAAAGCTCTCGGTCTTCGTGCTGGCGGCGAGATGTGCAACATCACCGAAATGCCGGAGATCGCACTCGGCGCGGAAGCGGAGGACTTGGAAATCACCTTCACCGCTTATGACGGTGACATTATCGCGGCATAACAAAGTTGTCAGAATAGTCTTGACAATTGAAAGTTATTGTGATATAATTATATATAGTGGATAGGTAACGCGAACTGACAAGGGCGGCGCTCCGACCGCCCTTCCACTATACATATCATGCGTCGGAGTGTTTACACGGAGATAAGCAACGGAGACAATCATTAACATAACTCGGAGGATAAAGTTATGGCAAACTTCTATACGGCAAAAAAGGAAATCGGCGGAAGAACCTACGTCGCACAATTCAACGGAATTTCGGCGGCACTTAAGGCGGTCGACAACTCGTACATTGAAGGAACGAGCAACACTTCTCTTGAAAAGCTTTCAAAGTACCTGTTCGACAACGTGATTGTTGAGCCGAAAGGGCTTACAGCAGACGACTTCGATAGTCTGGATGAATTCAATGAAGTTGTCGCGTTCGCTCGTGAGGTGATGCAGGGCAATTTTCGAGAAGCCGAAGTCGAAAAGCCGACTAACAAGGGAAGTAAGGGATAACTGGAACGCATGGCGACTGATTTATTGTGAGTATGCGAATTTCACCTATGATGAGGTGTTTCACCGCATGACCCCGCAAGAAATTGCAGAAGCCAATATCGCCCTTGATCTCGTACAAGAGCAATTAAAGAAAGCGACCAAAAAGAAATAAAGCACCCGATTCGGGTGCTTTTTGTTTTATAACTCCTTATGAAAGGAGGTAGTTTATGGCGAATGAAAACGTAATCCGGCATGACGTAATACAAATCGACATAGACACAGATTCCAAAGGTCTTGAATCTGTTCTCAAAATGCTCGATGAGATGAAGGAACAACTCACGGGCGGCGTTGATGACGGACTTGATAATCTCAAAAAGTCGGTTAAAGGCGCAGGAAATGAGGACGGAATTGAACGGTTAGCCAACGACACGAAGAAGCTGACCGATAATGCGGATAAGGCTACAAAAGCGGTAAAGAAAACCGCAAATACTGATACAAGCAAGCTCAGGAGCGGCTTACAGAAAGTCGGGAATCAACTGTCTACCATCGGCAAGAAAGCGGCTGGCGTTGCTTATACCGGGCTTAAAAAGATGGCGGGCATATCCTTTAAGGCACTTGCCGCCGGGCTTACTGGAGCGGCTACAGCCGTTGCGGCACTTGTCGGGAAATCAGTATCGGCGTATGCGGATTATGAGCAATATGTAGGCGGCGTTGAGACGCTGTTCAAGGATAATGCCGGAACGGTACAAAAATTTGCAAATGACGCATATAAGACTGCCGGGCTGTCTGCAAATGAGTACATGGATACTGTTACATCGTTCTCGGCAAGCCTTATTACAAGCCTTGGAGGGGATACCAAAAAGGCGGCAAATTATGCGAATACTGCAATAGTCGATATGTCTGATAATGCGAACAAAATGGGTACTGACATGGGCAGTATTCAGGACGCTTATCAGGGTTTTGCAAAGCAAAACTACACAATGCTGGATAACCTCAAGTTAGGTTACGGCGGCACTCAAGAGGAAATGAAACGTCTTATCAAAGACGCTTCAAAACTCGATAAGAGCGTTGACGCAAATAGTATGTCGTTCTCGAACATCGTGAAAGCAATTCACGCTGTGCAAGAGAACATGGACATAACCGGAACGACTGCCAAAGAAGCCGACAAAACAATAAGCGGCTCACTTTCTTCTCTTAAGTCTGCATGGAATAATCTGCTTCCGTCTTTGATTCAAGGCGGCGACAGTTTTGATCAATGCGTCGATAATCTCGTAGAATCCGCATTGACATTTAAGGACAATATCATGCCCGCTGTCGAAAAGGCATTATCCGGGCTTGGCACATTGATTGAAAAATTAGCTCCGACTATCGAAAAACATTTCCCTGTTCTCGTTGATGAATTGCTCCCACCTCTGATTAAGGCGGCAACGGCATTGCTGAAAGGTCTTATTAAGGCGTTACCGAGTATCATCAAAACGATAATAAGGGAATTACCGGAAGTTATCAAACAGCTTGGACAAGCGATTGCAGAAGCATTCGGCACTGAATTCCCGGCACTTGATAAAATCGGTGGAGCGATTGCAGATAAGGCAAGCGCGATAGCAAAGTTCATTCCGTACCTTGTTGGATTTGTTGCGTTATACAAGATAATCAAAAAGGTATCCGGGCTGTTCGGAAAAGCTCCCGGTGGCGCAGACGGCGGCAACGGTGGAGGAATTACCGGTGTCTTTGAGGGGCTGGCAAAAGCCAACACGAAAACGATATTAAAGGGCATTGGAAACCTTACTATCATTCTTGCAAGCATTACAGCTCTCACGGCAATAATGATGAAATTAGCCCCGAAAATTGCAAGTCTCGGTGACATGAAGTCGTTCGCAAAGGTCATAACAGCTATTACCGCAATGGGGCTTGTTGGGGCGGCTTTAGCATGGCTTAGCGGAAAAGTCGGGAACATACCGGTTTCTACAGTAGCGCTCGGACTTGCAAACATGGCTATTGTGCTTGCCGGTCTTGGAGCACTGACGGCTGTATTTTTATGGCTTGCTCCAAAGATAGCTGATCTTGGTGACCTTAAATCCATACTAAAAGTCGCTAAAGTAATGTTGATTCTCGGAGTGGTCGGAACGGCTCTAACGGTGTTCGCCGGAATCGCGGGAGTAATACCCATTCCGGTTGTACTGGCAGGGTTGGCGAACATTGCGCTTGTACTCGGCGGAGTAACCGCGCTTATAGTCGCGTATGGAGCTTTAGCTCAAGTTCCGGGATTCAACGATTTCATCAATAAAGGCGGCGAATTGCTTGCAAAAGTGTTCAATGTCATTGGTAAATGCGTCGGCTCTATCATCGGTGGAGTAGGAGAGGGCATAACAAACTCTCTTCCCAAAATAGGAGCAAATCTTACTGCTTTTGCAAGATCGCTCAAGCCTATGTTTGAGATTTTTGCAGGGGCAGACATGAGCGGGATTGGAAGTTTCTTTAGCTCGTTCGGCAGTTTTATGCTGAAAATGGCAGGGAACGATATACTCAGCTTTTTCACGGGCGGCACTGACCTTGGCAAGCTTGGCACACAATTATCTGCTTTTGCTGATGGCTCTTCAACATTCTTCAACAAAATTGCGGGAATCCCCGAAACCGGATTCAAGAACGGCAAGCTGCTGTTTGATACTCTCGCCGGGATGAAGAGCCTTCCGAAAGAGGGCGGCGTTGTGGGCTGGTTCTCTGGAGATGTGAATTATGCCAATATCGCAAGTGGTCTCAAACAGCTCTCGAGTGAGAGAGTTATCGGATTCTTTAGTGCGGTATCAAAGCTTAAAGAGCAGGGATTCACAAATGCGAAATCCTTGTTCAGCACTCTTGCAGGCTTGAAAAAGCTCCCGAAAGAAGGCGGAGTTGTCGGTTGGTTCTCCGGCGATGTTAATTACACCAATCTCGCCACTGGTCTTGGACAGCTTTCAAGCGAAAAGATTGTCGGGTTCTTCAAGATGGTCTCGCAATTCGATAAGACCACATTCACCAACACGACGGCATTATTCAAGGCTCTTGCAAACATAGACAGCTTACCAAAGAGCGGTGGACTTCTTTCATGGGCAAACGGCGACACAAAGCTTGCTGATATTGCCGATGACTTAAAGTACTTTGCAGAAACCGCGACTGACTTCTTCACTCAGGTAAATAGTCTTAAAGTCGGAAACTTGAATGCTCTGTGGAAATCCCTGAGTAAATCCGAAAGCGTGACAAGGCACGTATCGGAAGTTATAGACGATAAGATATCCGATATCGTCAAAAAGATTTCCGAACTCCCTGTCAAAATGGGCGAAGGGCTTGAAAAGTCCGGCAACAGCCTTGCAGAAAGCCTTGCAAAGATATGGAAAGATGCAGTCATAGCGTCTGTCAATCCGGTCAATAAGGTTATTTCCGGTGCAAACTGGATTCTCAAGCAATTTGGCTCTGATAAGAAAGTCGTACCGTGGCAACCGTATGCAAAAGGCACTGACGGACATAAAGGCGGGAACGCGCTTGTCAATGATGGCAACGGTGCGGAACTCGTTCAAATGCCGAACGGAAAAGCCTTTATCCCGAACGGCAAGAATGTATTTCTTCCAAATGCTCCAAAGGGAATGAAAGTACTGACAGCAGAGCAGACCGCAAAGCTCATGGGCAGACATTCACCGACGTTCCGCTATGCGAAAGGTACAGACGATGTTGATATATGGGAGTATGCCGATAACTCGAAGGGCTTAATCAACGCAGTGATGAAGAAATTCGTCAACTATGACGGCACGAAGGGCTACGCGAAGGACATGAGTAAAGGCATGGTCTCGACTGTATCGGGCGAAATGCCAAAATGGGCTGATAAGCTCATCGATGAGGTCGGAAGCCTTGCCAATTATACACCGTCCGGCGGCGTAAAGCAGTGGAAGTCAACCGTCATACGCGCGTTGAAAATGGAAGGGCAGTACAATGCGGCGAACGTCGCAAAGACACTGTATCAGATGCAGACAGAAAGCGGCGGCAACCCGAGAGCAATAAACCTTTGGGATAGCAATGCCAAAAAAGGCACACCGTCAAAGGGCTTAATGCAAGTCATTGACCCGACATTCAAGTCATACGCGCGTGCGGGCTTCAACAAGAGCGTCTATGACCCGCTGAGTAACATTCTCGCGTCGATTCGATATGCAAAATCCAGATATGGTTCGTTGGCACGAGCTTATCAAGGTCACGGCTATGCGAACGGCGGGCTTGTTAATAAACCCGGCTGGATTGGTGAAGGCAATAGGAAGGAAATGGTCATCCCGCTGTCTGCAAGCAAGCGTCAAAGAGCACTTGATCTGTGGGGACAAACCGGAAGTATGCTTGGCGTATCGTACACGCCTGAGAGCGACAGTGTGGCGCGTGCAAGCAGTGTCGAGTATAACAGCTATTCCCCTTCTTTCGAACTCACCATAAGCGGTACAAGCGACGATAGAGCTATGGCACGTAAGGTCAAGAAGTGGATTGCCGAGGCGATGGACGAAGCGTTTGACAGCATGGAGCGGAAATCAGCACGCTTACAAGAAATATAAGGGAAGGGGCGTTACAGCCCCTTCTCAAATCACGTGAGGTGATAAAATGGCGATTCTCAACGGACTTTACATCTTTGTAGAAGACGAGGAAATCAACCGCGATATCGAGAGTACATCTCATCCAGTAGAAAGCGGCATAGATATCACGTCGTCGATACGAAGAAGCCCATTAGAAATATCGCTCAGCGGTAAAATAGTTGATGTTGGAAACCTGACGGCAGGAGATATTATCGCAAAGATATACAGCTTGCAGAAAAAGGGTTCTCTGATAAATTACAGTGGGCGGAACATCGAGACCGGAGTACAAATCCAGTCTTTTTCCACCACTCATCCCAACACAAACGCCGGTGGAGCTGACTATAGTATGGTCTTGAAAGAGGTGCGAATAGCGAAAAGTGCTTACACACCTCAAGCAAAGAAGAAGGAACAGACGAAAAAGAAAAACAAGCCTGTTCTCAAGGTCGGTGCGATAGTTGTGTTCAAGGGCGGCAATGTATATGTTTCGTCGGACGCAAAGAAACCGGCTGCAAAGCGCGGAAGAAGTACTTGCAAGATCACTATAATCAATACTCGAAGTTGGGCAATTCATCCATACCACCTGATTAGTACTGACGGCGGACGAGTTTACGGATGGGTTGATAAAGCGAATATTGAAGGAGTGCCGTCAAGTGGAACATCGGCAAAGACCAATGCAGGCACTCAACAGGTACAGAAGAGTTCGGCGAAAAGCGGCGGAGGTAAAGCAAACAAAAGCGGCGGTGCAGGACGAGCGGCGGCGAAAAAAACCGCCGCGAAAAGGGCAGCGGATAGAGCAGAAAAAATTGCAAAATCAACGGTGACTTATACGTATTACACAGTTAAGCCGGGTGATACTGTTTTCAAACTCGTCAATACTACGTTCAAAGACAAAGGCTTGACCGTGAAAGACATAATGGACGCTAACCCCTCCGCTTTTCTCATAAAGGGCGTTGCAACGACCTTGAGAATAGGGGTACGGCTTAGAATCCCCAGCGTCGGCATATTGAACAGACCGCATGACGGCGGTGGCGGCAAATTCTGAAAGCGGGTGAACCATGTACGATACCATAGTAATTAACAAGGAACTTGTTCCATACACATTTGAGATTGTTCTCGGCGGCGAACTGTTTACAATGGGCGTTGACTACAATGAATCATACGGCTTTTTCACTGTAAGTCTGACAAAGGACGATGAAACAATTTGCAATGGTGAAAAAATCGTCTACGGCAAGCCGCTATTTCAGGAAATCTTCGAATGCGATAAATTCCCGTCCGTTGAAATTGTGCCGATTGACTTAAGCGGTGAGATGAGCGAAGTGACATTTGATAATCTGTCTGAGACTGTACAGCTTATCATAAACGACCAAGAGGAAGATGTATTGGAAGGACGGTAATGTGATATGTCACGATTCATAAAAAACGGTGAGAACAAACACCGTTCGCGGTTGGTCAAGGCAGTAAAAGCACTGCCGGAACAACTTGATTCTTATGTTATCGACCCGGCGACGCGCGGCGTGTTTGGTAGCAAGGCAAGAATCACTTCCGAGGGTGTAACGATAAAATCAGACGATCTTGACGTTGAGTTTGACGTTAATTTCGACGACGATCTCGAGCCGAATGAAGCGAACATAACGGTCTATAATCTATCCGCGAATACGATAAGCAAGCTGAAATATCACAACACGTTGACCATAACAGCGGGGTTCGGTAACGATACCGGAATCGTATTTACCGGATTCATAGACAAGGTACTGACCGAATATGACGGCGCGGATAAGGTAACAAAGATACGTTGCTATGACGATATTTCCAATAAAACGTTGCAAGAACTGACCTATTCAGCGAACACGACGGCAAGCTACATTCTACGCAGCTTACTGAACAAAACCGGATTGCCGATAGCGGTATTCAAGCCGCGCCGGAACTGGACGTATAAGGATGAGCAGAAAGTCGACGGCTCTTTGGCTGAAAATATCAAGAAATATTCGGAAGTGTGCGGAGTAAGTACGTTCGTAAAAAACGGCAAGATTTACAGCCGCTATATCAAAGAAGGAGACGCGACCCACTTCACGATATCTGAGCAAACCGGCATGATAGGCTCACCGAGTGAATACGAGGAAGAAATAACTGCTGAGGATTACAAGGACGTTGTGAAAGGCTATGAGGTCGAAATGCTGTTGCAACACAGAATGTCAGCCGGTGCGATATGCAAAATAAAAAGTCTCATCACAAACGGCACATACAGAGTGAGAAGCGGCACTCACTCTTTCTCAAACGGCGAGTGCATAACTAAAGCAAAACTAATGTGAAACTAAAATCAAACTAAGTCAAACTAAGTTTGATTTGGTAGTTTCACTTAGTTAAAGCAAACAGGGGTGAACAATGGGAAGGCTTAAATTCATCGACGATCTGATAGAAGGCAAGCTTTTATCTTTGCATACGTGCTTTTTGGCACGTGTGATATCGGTAAGCGGCGACCTTAAAACGGCAAAAATATTGCCGCTCGGAAAGACAAAAGCATATGGTGAAACTGCTATCTCTCAGTCTCCATTGAGTAATGTACCGATTGCGAACAATGCGCGATACAAATACGCGCTAAAGACTATCAACTATGTAAACAAAGACCCGAAACTCATCACTCAGTCGGCGGACGCATATCTTACCGGAGCGTCTTTGATATATGAGAATAAGAGCGAAAATGTTGCGGTAGTTAAGCCGATAGAAGCTGGAGACATTGCAGTGTGTGTATGCGGAGAACGCAACATATCAGACGCAAAGAACGGAGTAAATAACGCTCCTCCCGCCGGACACCATTCGATGAGTGACGCAATCATTATCGGCGTATTGTGAGGTGAAACATGAAAAACTTCGAACTTAACGACGAGCATGACGTTGTTATCGAGAATGGGAAAATCCTTATGGTGGAAGGTACAGAGCTGACACGGCAAAGTGCTGAATGCGTGCTCAATACCAAAATCGGCGAGTGGTTTCTTAATGACGATGTAGGTATCGACATGAACGCGCTGTTAGGGAAGAACTTTCCCGATGATGACGAAATGAAAAGCATAATCCTTCAAGGTTTGCGGCAAATTGACGAGACATTTGAGATAACAGCGTTCAAGGCTGACTATGACAGGGCAACACGAAAAATGAAGATTGAACTGACTGCTATGACGGAAAGCGGTGAAACAATCGATCTTTCTGATATATGGGGGGTGAGTAAGTGGCTTTAACGGAAAAGGGCTTTTCACGGCGAACCTTCGACGATATCTTATCTGACAAAATCACAAAAGCGAAAGAGCTGTTCGGAGAGGATATTGACACGAGCGAAAATACGCCGTTCGGAAAGTTTCTCCGAATCAATGCCTATGATCAGGCACTGACTGAGGAAGAAGCGGAGAATATCTATTATTCTATCTTTCCGAGTACAGCGACCGGGCAAAATCTTGATAGACTTTGTTGGATTGTTGGCATATCACGCAATCCGGCGGTCGCGGCTGAATATACTATTAATGTAAGCGGTACGGCGGGCACTGAGTTCCCGGTCGGTACAATGGTATCGACGGATTCTGAGCTTGCATTCTACTGCGTGGAGGCAAAGACTGTTGGCGCAGACGGAACGGTACAAGCTACAGTTGCTTGTACACAGGCGGGTGAAATCGGGAATATCGTTGCAACGGATATAGTCAAAATGGTCAATCCGGTCGCAAATATAACCGGGGTAGTTGGCGTGTCTCAAACCGTCACTGGAAGTGAGGTCGAAGATGACTACGATTTACGTAGTCGGTATGATATCGCAAAAGAAGGTCTCGGCAGTTGCAACGAGCCGTCAATTCGTGCCGCGCTGATGAATATTCCTACTGTTGAATCAGTCGGAATCATCGTCAATGAGACCAACGAAACCGATAGCGCAGGAAGACCCGCTCGAAGCTTTCAGTGCTATGTAGCGGGCGGCGCAAACTATGAGCAGCAGATAGCCGAAGCGATATTTGCAAACAAGCCTATTGGAATACTGACACATGGCGCGGTATCAAAGACCGTAACCGATGATGGCGGCTATACGCATACCGTCAAGTTCTCACATACGGAAAAGATAACGGTATATGTCAGAATCTCGATTACGACAGAGCCAAAGTTCGCCGGAGACACCGGAAAGCAAAGTATAAAAGAGAACATGAGAGAGTACATTGACGGTCTCGGTGTTGGCAAAACGCTGATTCTCACGTCTCTTTATGGGCTTATCCATGACGTAGAAGGAGTGGTCGATATAAGCGAAATCAAGCTATCGACAGACCAGACTACATGGCTTGCACGAAATATAACGACTGAATCCTATCAGAACTGTGTATTCGGCGGGCTGAGAATCAAGCTCAACGATGCTACGGATTATGAGGTGATACCGTGAGCGCATTTAACCGTGATAATTTCGCGAAAAATTTGCCTGACGCATATGCGAAAAGCCCCGAAAGCAACAACTACAAGATACTCGAAATCGAGCGGCAAGCGGGGACAAAACTGCGAGAAACGCTTGAAGCGGTTTTTGACATTATTGATATCGACAATGCCACAGGTGAAACGCTCGATCTTTACGGCGAGCGGTTCGGGCAATTGCGCGGCGAAGCAACCGATGACCAGTACCGCATAATGATAAAGGCAAAGTTGACGCGAAATCTCGCAAACGGCAGCTATCAATCTATCTGCGACGCTTTATGCGCGTCTTTCGGCTGTGAAAAGTCGGAATTGGCTTTTGAGGAAGTCGGGGGATGTGCGATAAGAGCAACCGCCGTTCCGGTCGAGAAAATCAATGAAGCGGGTTTCACGGCAACACAGGCAAAGGCTCTTATGAAATCTATGTTGCCGGTCGGTATCACACTTGATGATATCGTCGTCGGCGGTACATTCTGTTTTGCCGCCGGAGAAGGCGAGACGGACGCAAATGCAGGATTCACAGACGTTGAGGGTGGCACGACAGGCGGTACATTTGCAACAATTTTTGGAGCGGAAGAAGAAATTCCGTTACCTATTTAAGGAGTGATATAATGGCACACACATTCGAACACACGCTCGACGAGTGGGCAAAAAACGGCACGAAATCAGCTCCCAGTAGCACGTTGAAAAGCACAGGCTTTGTCGGCGGCATGAAGCCCCCGGCAAGTGTTTTCAACTATCAGTGGGACAAAATCGCTAAAGCAATCAGCGAGTTACAGCAATACGCGCTGACGGAAGACCCATCAGGCGGCATATGGCAAAACCTTGCGGCAGTAGCTACAAGTGGTAGCTACAATGACTTGCTTAACAAACCGGCATTCAAAGCCGTTGCTACAAGTGGCGACTATGCAGATTTAATCAACAAACCAATCGCAACCGGTTCATACGTTGGAGACGGGACAGGAACAGCCCAAATAAACAGTAACATCGACCCGACATCATATTCTCCAAGACGCATTTCGTTAGCCCTGACACCAAATGTAGTCATGCTGATGGATAATACAGACTACGTTCTAACGGTTACGAAAAGCAATGCGATTATGGGCTATGCTCAGTGCCGATTTTATAATTCCGATCAAGGGAAATGGTATACGGCTAGGGGCGAGAGCCCAACAAAGCTCGCATATATAGAAGGAGCAACTCTATCACTCATCTCAAGCGCCAACGCTCCAGACAGTAACTACCAAATGCAAGGATTCTATACTTCAAGCGCTGAGGGAAGTGGTTCTTTGGTCAGTACGCTAAACATATCCGGAGTTACGTACTACTATCTTGCGTTCTAAAGGAGGTATCATCATGATTCTTTACACTACAAACGACCTTAAAATCTATGAAACTCGTTCTGATAAACCGAATGAGGATTGGACAGGCGAAGCCGAATTTGTCATAGACGAGACCAGCTCGGATAATGCTGAGTTGATCGAAAAAATCAAAGAGTTCGCGCCGTATTTCGATTATGTCAAAAACGATGCAGGGGAACTTGTAGACGTAACCAAAACGAAGGACTTTGTACCTAAAATCCCTGTAAGCCCGCTTGAAACTCTCAGGGGCGAGAACAAGGAATTGCAAGCCAAAGTCAAGGCACTGACAGAATCCAACCAAATGTTGGAGGATTGCATTGTCGAGATGGCAGAAATCGTCTATGCGTAAGGCAGTTGAATCAATCGCCAATTGGCTGTTGATAAATATTTTTGTGAAAGGAGACCGTGAAATGATGGCTATGCTGTTTGCTTGCAGAGTTGTCGAAGGACGTACCGAGTTCGAGCGCGTCCCGAACAAACTCAAGGCACAGGTTGCTGAAATCATAATCAATGATTTCGCACTGCCTGAAATCATCCCGACCGAGTACGGCGGAACTCTTGGCACTGAGGGATAAGTGCTCAACAAAGGGTAGGCGAAAAGCCTACCCTATCTTTTATCGAAAATATGGAGGAACAACACTATGGAAACCAAAGCAAAACAAAGCTACGACGAACAACCGAACCCTCCGACGACCGAAGAGAACGTCAGATTGCAGTCTTTAGCCGCCGCCAATACATTGTGGGCTTGCCTTGCGAGAGAGGTTGCCTACGGCAAAAATGATTCCGAGACATCGGTTGTAGACAAAATCGAAGCGGTAGAAGCGACCATTGCGGGGAAAGCAAACGCTTCCCACACGCACACATACGGCGATATAAGCGGACTTTCCGTCGTAGCGTCGACCGGCTCTTATTCGAGCTTGAGCGGCACTCCTGACCTTGCAGAGGTAGCAACATCGGGCGATTACAACGACCTGACCAATAAGCCCGCTGAATATGTTCATCCTGCTACTCATCCGGCTTCTATGATAACCGGGCTTTCCGACGTTGCGACGAGCGGAAGCTATACCGATCTCACAGACAAGCCGACAATTCCAACTGTTCCTACATCGCTCCCGGCAGACGGCGGCAACGCTGATACCGTGGATAATAAACACGCGAGCGATTTTGCGACGGCGAATCATACACATACGCAGTATGCAAGCACCGCACATATGCATGAGATAAGCGACGTTACCGGACTTGCCGGAGAACTTGACGGCAAAGCGGCGGCAACGCATACGCATAGCAACTATGCGGCAAAGACGCATACACACACGCTTGCCGACATATCCGAAACGACCGAAAAGAAGGTTATGACGGCGGCAGAGCGGACAAAGCTGAACGGTATCGCAACAGGCGCGAATAACTACAGCCACCCCGCGACACATCCGGCAAGCATGATTACAGGGCTTGCAGAGGTTGCTACAAGCGGCAGTTATGATGATCTGACCGATAAGCCTACATCTATGTCGCCTACGGCACATACACACGCGCAGAGCGATATCACAGGGCTTGCAACCGTACTGTCAGGCAAAGCAAGTATAGAGCATACTCACGCACAGGACGATATAACCGGACTTGCAGACGCTCTTGCCGGAAAAGCTTCCTCGAGCCATACTCACGGCGCGGCTACCACAACCGCAAACGGCATGATGAGCACGGCAGACAAGACAAAGCTCGACGGCATTGCAACAGGCGCAAATAAGACCGTTGTTGATAGCGCACTGAGCGCCACAAGCACAAATCCGGTACAGAATAAGGTCATAAATACTGCGCTATCTGGCAAGGCAAATTCGAGCCACACGCATACGCTCGACAACGTGTCCGAGACAACAACGAAGAAGATAATGACCGCCGCTGAACGAACGAAACTTTCGGGAATCGCTGAGGGCGCGAATAAATATACTCACCCGGCAAGTCATGCGGCAAGTATGATTACCGGGCTTTCGACCGTGGCAACGTCGGGCAAATACTCCGATCTGAGCGGTAAGCCTACGTCAATGACACCGACCGCTCACACGCACGCACAAAGTGACATCACGGGGCTTTCTGACGCGCTTGCGGGAAAAGCAGCCGCCAATCACACGCACCAGATATACTATTCGGCGCAAAGCGTTTCGTCTTACAAACAGATATTCCTTGCAACGAACGGAAACGACAACAACACCGGATTCTCGCAATCAGTTCCGATGAAAACGATCAAGGGCGCGTTGAAGAAGTATGCTGACACATACAAGTTCCTTGATCTTCGCCTTGCCGACGGAACTTATACCGAGGACGTAGGCACTATCGCGATAGACCAGTGCAACCTTTCAATCAGAAGTATTTCTGAGGACAAAGATAAGGTCAAGTTGAATATGCAAACGTCGATGGAGTTCA